TAGGTTTTCCCACAAAATTCAATAGATTGGTAGTTTAAAACAGCATTCTATGGGTTAGTAGTAAGTGAAATGTTTAACAATTAAAATATGGACAATATGAACGTATATGATTTTGCACCCGATTTAGATTTAAGTAAAGAAGTAGAAGGTTCCATTTTTGGGGTAAGAGGAATAGAAGGCAGTGATGGTATAGTATATGCTAAGGTAGTTAGCTTTATAGAAGTTAGGGATTACAGTTGTGAGGAGTGTGTTTTTTATGATTGTTATAAGGATGAATGTTCGTTATCACATAGCGATAGTTGCGTAGAAGGAGACCGGATTTGTAGGTACGAACAGGCTGCCATAGAGGGGGAGTAGGCGGCGCCTTGGGTTAAGGCCTGCGGTTGTAGGTAGGGCGTAGGTCGGAGCAGAGCCGGAACAGTTTATTGTGGAACGTGAAAAGAACAGATAAAAAAGGAGGAGATATGAAAAAGATATTTAAGACATTCTCTATTATGCTTGTCATAGAAATAGTGTTGATAGCTATTTTAGATGCTATGTCGTAAGTGAGAAAAATTTTCTTCATTAATTTTCTTATGCTTTAGACAGAACGCTCCCGTCTGCGAAGATCGGAGCGTTTGCTTTATGGGATTCATGGTGCAGCAGGTCGGTTCGATTCCGGCGATCTCACACAACATTAAAAACAAAGGAGGAAAGAAAATGAAAGATGGTATCACATTACACCCAGAGCACGGATTGAATCCGTCTATAGAAGTCTGCATGATATGTGGCGAAGAGATGGGGATTGCTTTATTAGGAAATAATATCAAAGGTCAGGCGCCGCATCATATATGCACGGGCGGAGTATGTGACGATTGCAAAAAGATAATAGATGACGGAGGCTGTTTTATTATCGAAGTCGAGGATGGATCAGATCAAAAGAATCCGTATCGTACAGGGAGATATTGTGCGATAAAGAAAGAGGCAGCAAAGAAAATACTTGGACAGGAGCATAATATAGAAGAGAAAAGATTGTCAGAACAGAAAAAGAATTTGATATTAATGGTACTAAAGTAATGGCATACTCAAGAAAGGATGCTATTAAAAGATTAAAACATAAGAAGTAGAAAACGTATTTTTATGTTAATGTTAGTTTTTTCATTTTTATTGAAAGGAGCGCCGGCCTGTGAAGGTATGCGCTCTTTGTATTTGTATAATGCATAAAACAATAATAATATGACAGAGAATAGTATAGACGTAAATATCGTACCTGTAAAGAATGGTATGAAACGTGTTGTGGTATCATATTACCATTATTCACGCAAGGAGAAAGATCGCATGAGTTCTCAAACGGATTACGTGTGGGAAACAGGGAATGAAGAGATGTTTAAATACTTTGAGGCCAGGAGGACAAAAGTATTTTATAGTCAGATTCGTGCCATGTGTAGATTCTATGGCAAGAAAAATGTACGTAAATACAAAAAGCTATGATATTAAAAACGACAACCAACGAGTTTTGTTTCATTAACGTAAGTTTCTATGAAACAATAGCAGATCCTCGCTATTTCTTTGAACAGGATTATGAAGAGATGCCGGAATATGAGGAAGAATCGGATTTTGATTTTGATTCTTATTGCAATAAGTTTATTCCTTTTGTACAGGAATGGGCGAATGAGGTAAGTGAACGCCTTTACGGATATGGCGTGAATAACATAAAGGTAACATCGGTCGGACATCCGAGAGAATACAATTATTATACTGATTGGATGAATGTGGAGGTAGAATTTTGTGATGAATGGAGGCAAAAGATGTTATCTAACATTGGTAAGATTGTCAATGATGATAAATGCAAGAAGTATGCGGAAGCCAATAATCGGTCAGTATCAGGATACATCTTTTTAGGACCTGATGATTTAAAGGAATTTGAAAAGGAAATAATAGAAAAGAAGTCGGATTCGGGATATGATGTAACAATATTATTAAATATGTATCTAATTTTGGCTTTTGTAAAAGAATTTGGATTTGAAGCCGAAAAAGCGTGGAATGATATAACAGGACATGCTTACGAATGTTTGTCGTATTCTGATTTTGCAACAATAGAAACACTTATACCAGAAGGTTCGGAATATTTATTCAAAGACGTTTACACAGCGAAGGCCGACGAATTATATCATCATGTCCTGGATAAATTCGGATGGGCGTGGCGTGATCCGAAATATAAATCAGAAACAGAATTATGCTCGATGTTAAAATGGGCAAAAGAAAAAGGCTTGACCATTGAAGAGTTAAGTATTTAATTGTTAAACATAAGGCAGTAGTGGTGCGTGAGTATAGGTGCTGCCGTTAAAATATTTTATAAGATGAAAAAAGAAGAGATTCAAACTATTTTATACACAATCAAAGAAGGAGACAGTATTAAAATCAAAGTACAAGACAAAAGTGAAGAGATAAGATTGCGGGATCATGTAAGAAGAACACAGAAATACGGATACAGGTTTTGTTTGTCTCATTTGCATGATGGAATTTTCTATTTGGAGAAGTTGGAAGAGGGAGATAAAGATAAATACTATAGAGTAATAAACAGAGGAAATGGAAAGACCGGAGTATAATAAGCTACGCAAAATGGCTAAGACTACTCCAGGTCTGATAGTGGACGAGGCGCAAAACATGATGCGTGTATCGCTGTATGATAATGGGGAACTTAAGAAGATCGTAGTAGTAATGAAATGCGATTCTTTTTTACAGTCAAAAAGTAACATAGAAAAGATAATGTTATTATCATCTTCTATAGAAGATAGAAAAAACAAAGAAAAAAATAAAACAAAATCAGAAAATGAACAGAATAACAAAAATAAGAGAAGAAATAGGAGGAAAACAGGTTGATTTGACCTTTTATGGGCGTTTTTGCAGCCTTATTGAAGGTGATAGAAAGATAATACTAAAGGCAATAAAAAACGGTCGTAAGAAAGGCGTAATCGAAGCCATTCAGCCTGGAAGACATGATAGAATTTGGACCACATGGGCTATTGCTTTTGAGGATCTGAAGGTAGGGGATACGGTAGAGTTTAGTACATCCGGGAAATACAATCCAGGTTTTCATTCTACAGAAAAGTATGTAGGATGTGTAGAATGGATAAAAGGATCGGAATGTGCGATAAAAACCGGCAAAGGGATGGCAGTAGTATTAATTAAACACGTGGAAAGGGTAGTAAGATGAAATTGAGAGAATTTGTAGAACTCTTTGATAAGAATGATGTAAAGGATTTGTTTAAGTCATTATCTTTATGTATGGAATACGTAAGGATAGATTTACATGTATTTAATGTAGGTGCTTATGTTACGTGCCTGTACAGTAATGATCTTGAACAGCTTTCAACGATGAAAGGGTGCGCTATATACGCGATAGTAGAAGTACCATGTTTATTTGAGGCATTTATGGAATATGCTTCACCGGAATTGAAAGCATATTATGATAAACTAACGAAAGAAGTGTGACATGAAAGAGGAAGTAGAACGGATAAAGAAGTTGGTAGGCATAGATCATAATAGATGGGAGCAACCTTGTACATGTGATAAATGCAAGAACATGTGTAAGGTTCCTTGTATTGGTACGCCAAAAGACATAGAGGCTATCATAGATGCCGGATACGCTGATAGGTTAAAAGAAACAATGTGGATGGTAGGGTATCTTGCAGTGAAGGAAAAACCAATAGCGATGATCCAGCCGACAGAGAAAGACGGGTGGTGCGCATTCCGCCGGCCAGACGGTCTCTGCGAGCTGCATGACCGTGGACTAAAGCCGACCGAAGGAGTTCTGGCTTCCTGTAAGATGATTGAAGAAGACAATGTTCCAACATACGAAACGTCTGTACTTAGAGCAGTGGCTAATGAGTGGGTTAAGGTGGAGAACTTTGGAGATATAATGAGGGTCGTTTTTAAATTTTTGCATGAAAATGAACGTAGAAAACAAATTAGATAAAGTAGTTAAGATCCTAAAAGAAAAAGGATTTGTGGTATATAGAAAGGGCGGAAAGGAGCCGGGTGTATTTTACGCCAAAGAAGGTGACAGCCGGATAGGATTCGTTTATCCCAACAACGGATATATATATGATAGAATAAAAATGTGGTCTTTTTCAAGGATATATAAACCACATAAGAAAACCGGGTCTTCGTGTTTAATGAGCGTCAGCGACGAATTTACGATAGAGAATGCGATTAAGAACATAGAGGATAGACTGTGGGTAAATTATGTAAAAGACGGTAACAGAAAACGACCAGAAGAATACTATAATATAAGAGAATTTGTTGGTAGCTTCACTAAATTCTACAACTCTGTAGAATTAGTTGAGGTTAAGTAGTTTTCCATGTAAGTTAGTTACCGGCACTGGTCTGTGAAGATAGGTGTCGTTTTTTTTAAGAAAGGAGGATAAAGATGGAGAAAAGAGACAAGGAAATGCCTTACGAGGTAATCATACAGGAGAGAAACAAAGTGGATTTATACGGTAACGTAGTATATTATATCTATTGGTTTGATAAATATGGGAACGATATTACAAACGAATGGAAATTCTGGAGCAAGGGTCCGAAAAAGAAGTATGATAGAGTCAATCGCTATTTAACGGATAGTTGGCTAAAGGAATACTGTAAGAACAACAATTTAAAAATAAGTAGAATAAAGGAATGAAGCCGGGAAAGCATGCTATGATAACAAACGAGTATGGTGTCTTGGATATTATAAAAGAAAAATTTGACAACATAAATATAATGGAATATGGATCTAAATAAATTGTATAAAGAAATAGAAGAAGCGGAGGTCAATCTGAATGCAAAAAGATTAAAGTACATCAAAGAAGCATTAACGGAGAACGGTGGAAGCGTAAAGCTAAAATTTAAAGAGTTTAAAGAATGGCAAGAAGCTAATAACGTGTTTGACTTTGATGATCAGTTTCCAGTGATAATAGAAATTGATGGAAATTCTATGTATTTAACGGAAGTGTATGTCAAAAAAAACGATTTTCGTGTAGTCATGCTGGATTATACTGATATGACTTTTTATGATTATAGCAATCCAGGGGAAAATGAACAGGTTGCTTATTTTATTAACTATTGCTTAAATCAAGACAAAGATGGGAAAGAGTAGAAAAGATTATGAGAAGTATCTTAACTCAATATCTCCAGATAGAGACGATGAGGCATGGATCATTGGAGGAAAGAACAGGTATTGCGGTAGAGAGAATTATGGCACTATGATCAAAAGGTATGATCCTATTGGTTTTAACGTGGGATACAGGGAGTGGGTGGAACAGCCAGAGTAAGGCGGAGCCCGCCCTGGCATGAGGTCAGCCTGGCTGTTTGTGGCCAGGCCCATATATTAATCAGATAGTGAACAGCGAAAACAATATAAATATGAAAAATAAGTTAGTTCTTAATAGTGCAGAGGATGCTGAAATAATTTCAGTAAGATTAGATCCAGAGAGGTTTCCTATTGCATATGCAAACAAAGTAGAATGTTTGATGCTTTCCGGCTTAAGCGAAGAAGAAGCAAAGAAGGAGGCGATGATGCCAATAGACCTTGAATTGTATTATGAGGTAGGTGTAGGATTGATGGCCGTAGAGCCAGGGGCAGTAGAATCTGGAACAATATACAGTCCATATACAAGAGAATTGTATGATAATGCAAAAGTTTGATAATTATGAGAGTAGAAGATTTAACTAAGTTTGAAGAAGAATGTCCCACCATAGTAGTATTTAATACATATATGGATATTAGGGTTCCACTAACGAAGAAATGGAAGAAAATCATTGACAAGAGAGAAGATAAGCCAAACACGTATCATAATAATTTGATTAATTATATTTCAGAACAGATAGAGTTGTCCGGATTCAACATGAAAAGCGTCGGGAACCTATTAATAAAGAAAATAGTTTTCAATAAAAACAATTACTACAGGTATAACAACATAGGAGGATTCCCTATAACTATCAACGATTTGGGATATTGGGATAAAAACAGAGTAAAGCTAAATGAAGATTTTCACACTGTTAGGCTGTTTAATACGGTAAGTGTATATGGATTGATATTTGGATCCATAAAACAAAATAATTTCATTATGCTTGAAAACGATATAATGCAGATTAAGGTTGGCGGCATAACTTACATCTAAAGGAATAGATCATGAATTTATTATACGTAGTTGAATCAGGAGACTATAAGTACCTCGTCTTCGATGAAATGCCTGATAAAATTAGTACAAAGTACGGAGATGATACCATTATTGGAAGGATAGGAGGTATATTCTATGATTTCCTTGCAAAGAGAAATGAGAGAAGAGAAGCTTTCGGAGGTAGAAAGTTCGATATCGTACTTGACAACGGAGAGATAGAGAAGTGTGAAGGGCAATGGTGGGATGCGGTGACAGAGAGAGCAAGAGAAGAATTGGAAAAAGAGGGAAATCCATTTTCCAAAATGATGTTGATTGGTGTTTCTTCAGTAGATAGATTATCGGATTGCTATGTGTATTATGGGTTATGGGCATCCGAAAGTAAGATTGAAGAAATGATAGCTGACTACAAAGGTCGTATATATGAGTATTACGAATTTAAGGAAGAGATCATTAATAAGATAAGGCAATTATATATCTAAAATAATAGTTTATGACATTCAAAGAATTTATGCAGGAGAACGGCTATGACCTAATAACCACCTTTTGGGGAGATTTCAGCATAGCCGACAAGTATGGTATAGCAGGTGTCAAAGATACCTACAAAAGAGCGTTTAATGAATGGAAAGACGATTATAAGTTCTTTACAGAATTGACGCTGGTATTGAATCATAAAATCTGGCAGCATTATGAAAGCAATCGTGAACTGGCTGCATTGTATGACCGGTTGTGGCGGGAAGCTGACGAGTATGCCATGAACAACTTTAAGGGAGAAGAGCTTGATTATTATTACAGAGTAACAGATTAGAAAGTGATTATGAAAAATACGATAGTAACAGGTAGCCTAATTGTATTCAGTGACGGATTTGTTTGGAAAAGATTGTCCAACGAAAAAGCCTACAAGATATGGGTGTCGGCAGAAAATGAAGATTTTGAGTTATACAAGGTGAGAGTAGATGATGAGTCCGAGTCATTGATAGAAAGTTTGGAAGATTTACAGGATACCTTTAAACAAGGTCATCATGTATGTATAGAAGTAGGTAAGCTACCATATAGCATAGGTTTGAATTACTTACGAAATCTACAAGAGTTATCGGTGGAAGGGCTGATAGTGACGGACGCCACAGGAGACAGGTGGGTAAAATGCGAAGAGTTCCGGTTCAGGGGAGACGCGGGCTGTATTACATGGCGTAAGGCTACAGTAGATGAAATTATTGAACATTTTAAAAACAGATAATTATGGGATATATATGTACAAGATGTGGTGGAACAAATGTTGCCTGTGAAGCCATAGTAAATCCGAATACCGGAAAAATAATAGATGATTTTGATGGATCTTTCGCGCATGCTATTTGCGGGGATTGTGAAAACGAGGTGATAATATCCGACATTGAAGAAGTCAAACATGAAATTGATTTAAGGTTTCATGAATTTATAGAAAGAACAGGTAGGGAGCCTGAATACGTAGAATGTCAGATTGTATGGAAAGGGACAGGAGACGATAAAAGAACGACAATCAAACTATCGCTGAGTATCAACGATGATGATAATGATGATGTTTTTTATTATTGTAATGGAATAGAATCGTTTAAGCAGCTTGCTGAATACGGGATGGGAGAATTTATCGTAACATATTGTTGGAGTTTCTTTTAGAATTTATGCAAATATGAAAATAGCAAAAATTCCTATCACAGAACAGAATAAAAAAGTATATTGGTCTAAAAATAAGAACAGTAATGCTTGGGAAAAGTTAGTAAGTGAATGCCCTTCTATGACGTCAGAAGAGTTTTGGAATAACGAATTGGAAGAATACGATAAGGGAGAAATGTATTGGTATTTTATCATCGGTAAACCTGAGTCGATAATAGATGAGTTGATTAATTTGAAGATAGGAGACACCGATATATCTTATCCATATATAAAGGAAAATAGACCTTGGGAAGTTGATAAAATGGATTGGTATGACCTTAGAGAACATGCTGATGCCATGAGTGATTTTATTCAGAAATTATATAACTACATTTAAAAAAAATGCTTTATGAATGGAATAATATTTGAATTAGAAGAAAAGTCAAAATATACAGGGAGATACATGGATGAGGAAATCTCCTATAATGACACATCTATAGATTACATGGAAGAAATACAAGAATGTGACAGAAATAGAGAGATTAAGGATTTACTAAATGACCCTTGTCTTGGTAAAATATTTGACAAGGGGGAGATTGATGATGAAATTGTCTACGATGGTAACGTAGAGGATATAAAAGTAGACTGGATACGTGCTATACAAAATGAGGTAGATAAAATGAATGCTGACAAAAGTATAACTAAACATAATATTATTAATGCAGTAAAATATGGGATTTGTGGATACCCATATCGTTTTTACATTGATTCATATTCGGGATATATTGTAGAATACCCAATAACACTAATAGAATGGGTTCAAGGTTTAAAGCCTGGAACAGTCATTAAAATAGGAAACGTATTCAGTTATCATTATTAACAATATGCCTTATGAAAACACAAGAAGAATATGCCCGTGAGATTGATGAGATTGTTCTCCGGGATGTAGAAAGTTGCCAGAGTGATTGGTTTAAGATTGATAAGGAAATATTTATGCTTCCTGAAAACAAGAACAAGATATTTATTTTGGGAACCAGAAAGACCGGATGCGATTTAATTATGCTGGGTGGTACTAATTGTAATGAAATTACAATGGATAGAGTTTTTGGATGTCTTGGTAATGAGAAATTCTATGTTTGCCAACCAATATCTCTTTATAAAACACAACAAAATATCCAGGAAAGACCTGCCTTGTACGTTTTTAAAATAGCGACCGCATATTTCAAAGAGCAGGGTTTGGTCCATGTATTTGAAGATTGTCATTGTAAACTAATGAAGTTATGAGTATAGAGATAATAACATACAGGCTTCCGGCTTATTGGGCTTGTGCTCTGATAAATGGTGATTATACTGGTTTATCGGATGAAGAAGAAAAGGAAATTAATAATTTCTTGAAACAAGCAGAAGGATATCCCGTAGATGTAGACTGGGAAACAGAAGGATTTTATCGGTGCAATGACGCTAATAATATAGCGGGAAATTGTGCCGATTTTATTTTTCACAAGTATAATGATTAAACTAAAATAATAACGAACATCTTTTAGGAACTAATAAAAACAAATAAGATTATGGAACATAAAATGGTAACAATACCGTTTGATTTAGAAACGGCAATGAAAATAAGAAAAGGCGAAAGATTAGGTCAGATTGTGACAGAGAAAAAACGAAATAGAGCAGAAATAGTATATGAAGATGATTTGTGTAATGCATATCCTTTATTGGTTGTAATTCATTCGATTCCTGTATTAGCGGATTGGTTTTCGTCCACGGGGAAAGCGTTTAACGACGCAAATCGTCGTCTTCTTCTTGAAGTTCCAGAATATGCCACATTCAAAGATGGAGATGTGTTAAGCAACGAAGAAGGAAATTATATTTTTATCTTAAATACTAATGGGAAATATTTAACATCTTTGTATGCGAGTCTTGCAGCGGGAACAAGTCTTAATATATCGGATGATATTGCTGCAAACGAAAACAATATAGAACGTTATAGACTTGCAACAGATTCGGAAAAACAGAGGATGATTAAAGCGTTAAAGAAAAGCGAAAATCCTAAAGCAAAAGAATATCTAAAACGCTTCTTCGGAATTGAAGAAAAGCCGAAATATGAGTTTAAGCCGTTTGACAAAGTGCTGGTAAGAGACGAAGAAAATGAAAAATGGCATATCAGTTTGTTTGCAAGGGAAATTGTGGACGATTCTGATGGATTGTCTTATAAGTATGAATGTTCCAATGGAACGTGGTGGAATTGTTGCATTCCTTTTGAGGACAATGAATATCTTTTGGGAACTACTGAAAATCCAGAAAAATGAAAACGGTAAAATTATCTGATTTTTCTCCTTATGACAGAAACAAAGGAGGGACACAAGAATTGCATCATAAAATTGAGTCTAAAACACTTCAGTATTGGGGCGAAGATAGTGGTATTCTGATCGGCATCACTCCGATATATAAGAGACGTTTGTGGAGCGAAGAAGTAAATGTTATAAATGATAAACAATAAATATGAAAACAAGAACATACGAAGGAATACGGCATGGTGACTGGGTAAGATGTACTCAATGTGGAGCGCAAATGCTTCTTCCATGTGGAGCCGACAAGTGTCCCGAATGTCATGAATGTGGCACGTTAATGTGGGTAGATGAAGATAAGCAAGAAATGGACGATGAACATTTGGATTGTCTTGTCCCAATACGCAAATTAGAGTTACAAGAATATTTGTCCCCAGATATTTTGAAAATAGAATATACATATGAAAATCGAATACATACAAAAATGTAAATGCGGAGCAGTCACTATCAATTTTGATAATGGTGCTTCAAATAGCATGTTTTGGGAAACATTTGAAAAATTGGATTTGGATACTGGTGATGCCACATGGCTTCACCAGTCCTGCTGCTGTGACCACTGTGTCAATCACTGGGGGATAGATTTGTGTGAGTGTGGATCAGGACAGAAGGTGGGAGAATGTGAATGTGGATCCCAAGAGGCACATGATACATTGGGAATTAAATACGATTCCTTTGGAGCAATTTTAAAAGCATTTAGATAGATTATGTACATATTGAGTAAATATACAGCCCTTTTAGGGCAAAAAAAGTTAAAAGAAGATTTTGTAAAAGAGTTATCATTGATACTTTCAAAATCTGATGGATACCAAATAGTTCCAGGTAAATTAACTTTTGTGTATTTTTCGGAGTTAAAAGATTGGTCAGTTAGAGATATGGGTAATCAAGGGAAATTATCAGAAGAAGATGAGGCTTTGATAAACAAAGTAACCCATATGTTATTTGATATCAATTGTGATTTTGAATCTGTTATAAGAATGTTATACAGCTTTCGTAATGGTCCTAAATCGGGAATAAAAGTGGCGGATCCAGAGGATAATTACGAATGGACTAACAAGGACGGAAATGAAAAATATTCTACTAAAAATCTCCCAAAAGCACATTTTAGATGGGATTGGGGAAGATACACCTTATCAAAGGAATCTGTTGACAAAATAACAGAGTTTGTAGACATTATATTAAAATCATAGCTTATGGGAAACGAATTTAGAGAAGTAGAAAAGACATTGCAATTAATCAACGAACAGAGAAAAGCGGCTGAAGAGAAGTTAAAATATATCGTAAACATGGCAATAGTAAATGCTTCGAATGATTATCCTGTAAAGAGATTGGGACCAAAGATTATATCAGTAAGGTTTTCAGATATTATAGGGAATCCCTGGAACCAGCAATATTATGACTGGGTGGAGGCTTCGAAAGTAGTAATGAAATATTTGAGCGAACAGGATGCCGACAAATGGAAAGACAAATTGATCGAATTGTTGGGAGGAGACACAGAATCGAGAAAACCGGTTATGTTTAAAAACGGGAAAGGAGGATGCTTTTATCAAATACCAGTAAACAGAAAATTCATTGTTAAAATCATAGAGAAATTATGAACGAAGTAATTTTAAGCAACATGTTAGGATGTCAGACATATTGTATATCAGACAGTCCTTCGAATAGATACTGTCTTATTGGACCTATTGAGTGCAATGAGAAGTTAATAGAAATGTTTAAGAAGGGAATAATAGTAAAACTCAAACACGTGGAAAAACGGGTCCTGGATACATTTACGAATAATGGAATTGACCTGAGTAATTACACTCACTGTATTATTGTGAAGCGGGATTTTTATCTCGCCTGGTAACAGAAAAACATAAATGACATGAACAATTTTGTAATAGATACTCCTGATAACTTCTGGCAAATAAGATGGCTTGACAAATACATGGAAGGTCATATAAGTATAAGGGATATGGTTACAATATGTGTAGGGAGACAAAGAAAAAGCTTCTGCAAGCTCTTAAGGGTGTGAATGTAGAAGAGGAAGACGTATCTTTGTATGCTGATGGAGGATGGGATTAATTGAAAAAAAATAGAATATTATGAGTACAAGTAAAGAATACAAAATAATAAGAAACTTCATATTAAATGAGCTTCACATTACAAAAGAAGACATAATCAAAAAACATAGAACCATTATTGGAAAAACTTGTAAAACAGTGTATGAATAATACATATGGGAATAACAATCAAATAGAATATTGGATCAGATGTATGGTGAATGACGAACTTAAACAAAAAGAAGGTTATGGTTTTGTAAGAAAAATATGTGGGGAGGTTATAAAAGATCATGTGTTGGATAATCTGGATATAATTGTAAGACCTAAAAATGAAAGATGCACATGTGAAAATCGAGTACCATCAAGAGGAGATGGTTTGTATTTAATCTACAAAGACAGACGCTTAGAGTCGTTTACTGGAGAGAATAGCAAAGAGAATGTGCGGTATATCGGGTTAAAGTACAAAGACGTATCGTTTGCTATTTCGCTAACAGAGCATAATAAGGTGCAATTGCTTGATCGTGATAGCCTCGAAGAATTTGGACATGAAACATATTACGAACGTGAATGTGATGCGCTGTTTGATTTTGACGGACAGAAAAATACGGAATGCCTTGTAGTCAGAAATCCAAAGTTGAGAAATCTGCTGGAAGATGGCGAATACATCCCTTCGTTGGGACAACTCAGCCTAATGGCGCATTACAAAGACAGCATAAACTATGCGCTTGAATACATAGGTGCAGAACCGTTAGTCTCCTCGGCGTGGTATTGGTCCAGTACTGAGTTCAGCCAGAACGGCGCGTGGTTCGTGTACTTCTCCAATGGCTACACGAGCACCGGCAACAAGTACAACAGTATCAGGGTTCGGGCGGTGATTGATTTTTAAAAAGGTATTACAGCTATGATAACATCCATAAAAATAAAAGACAATACAAAGACTCCTTTTGAATATGCTTCTGACATAGAAGCGTTTGAAAATGGCAGAGAATTTATTTTCAAGCCAGGAGTGAATGTGATTATAGGGAAAAACGGTAGTGGAAAATCAACTTTGCTTAACATCATATCAATGTATGCGTTATGCGAGAAATCCATGTGCTCTGAAATGCCGGCTGAGGCACTGGATTTTCCACCTATATTTGATGATGATGACAAGGTTCTTGATGGGATTGACATATCATCCGATTATGCAGGGAAAGTATTCCGTTTATTGCCATCGGCGGAGATGAATCGAGATAGCGTATTGAAAAACATCAGCAACTTAGATTTGTATGTGAATAACATTCGAAGATCTTATGGAGAGAAAGTGGTGTTATCATTGGAATCACTTTTCAATTTAATGTTCGGTCAAAAGGATTATACATTTCCAACACAAGATCTTGTAGAATACAAGAAAAAATCAAATGCGTTTTGGATTAAAAGAATTGATAATCTATTGAGGTATTATAAAAGGAACCACATAACATTAACAGAAAGCAGTTTTGAATATACGGTTCTCATGGATGAGCCGGACAGAAATCTTGACATTGACAACATAATGCAAATTTATAATGTATTGTCATTCCATAAACCACAAACACAAATTATAGCCATAGTACACAATCCGGCATTGATTTACAAATTAAGCAAATTAGATTGTGTGAACTTTATAGAGATGACAGAGGGGTATCTTAATAAAACTTGTATATTTGTGTCTAACTAATTAAAGGTAAGATGAACTGGAAGAAATTCAAAGAGGAAAAACCTACAGAGGGAGAAGAAGTGTTGGCTTATCATCCAAGTTGGATAGATGAAGATTTCAACCCAAGAGGTATAAGAATAGGGTTTTGGAATGGAGGGGACGATTTCAAATCGGCTCATTGGTGGGATTATAAAGATTGTTATATCACAATCTCTCATTGTGATTGTGATGATAATTCGCTTTTCAGTGATAGAATAAAAAACAGCATAGAGCCAGAGTTATGGATATCACTTGATGTTATTACAAATTACTTACCTAACATAAAACAAAATCACTTATAACAATGAGCTATTTTATATTAATGGGAAGAAGAATCCCAAAAAGAGCTGTAACGGGCTTCAAGTTTCAAAATGAAACAAACAATGTCTGTCCTTTTCTTTCAATCATAATAAGAGGAAAAGAAGAAATCATTCCTTTTAAAGAGAAAGAAGAAACATTACGAAATGTAAAAGAGCATCCTTGTTCCATCTTTTCTGGATTTGTGAAAATAGGTGACTGGTATCTCAAGATGTCGGAAGTTAAGGAATATAAGCCGGTAACTGCCGAGGATATGAATCCTTACATTCTATTCAAAACATCTAAATTTGGAAACATAAAAGTTCGTTTTCTAAAAGACGAAGATATGGATGCCGAATTATTGGTGTTAGATCAACTTTTTGATGTAGAATAAATTATTAATCACCTTTTAGAAATTAAGTTATGACCTGGAAAGAATTAAAAGACAAAATATCTCTTATGACAGAAGAAGAGCAACAGCAAGAAGTTGTAGTCTGGGGAGAAGATATGAATTTAATGAAAGATTGCTCCTTAGAGAAAACAGATGAGGATTTGTACTATAATCCTGAATGGAATTATACCCGTGAAGAAAGCGAATTGGATCCAGAGGATAAGAAGGATCCTATTGTGTACAAAATATACGAAGCAGGAATGCATTATATTTATTCGAATTGATATTAAAATATAAAAAGAAATGAACGATATACTATTCAGGAAAATAAAAAGAGCTAACAGTAAATATGCTGAATACTTATCAGCTTGCGATAAAGTAGCTAAAGCAGCCCAAAAGCATATAAACTGGAATAATAACGTAGGTTGTGCCTATATACCGGGTGACGGTCTTTGTGTAGAGATTGAAGCACATGTTTGTCCGGTTACAAGATTTTTTGAGCTACCTGAGATCATTGGTAATGATATGATTGATGAATACACATATCGAACAAATTGTATTTAATTGAGTCATGAAAACTATAAAGAATTTGACTGTAACGGTTACTTACACAGTAGGCTTAGAGGATATAGAAGTTCCAGAAGAAGTATATGATGATCTAATAGAAAACTACGATAACGGAGTATGGGAAGTTCCTGAAGATTCCATTGCGGCTGAATGGCTTGCTAATAACATCGTAGAAAAAGATGCGATGAATTGGAGTTTTGAAATTGATAATTTAGAATAACATAAAAAGATATGAGCAAATACAGAACAGAAGCCGGAATAGAATGCACGGAAGAAGAATGCAAGCTAATTGATTCATTTAAGAGGCTTGCCAAAAAATGGAAGAAAGATGGAAAACGATTATGGATATATTCAGCAAGCGGAACATTACATGTAATGATGCATGGAGATACAAACTATAATCCTACACCGGAATTTACGCAATATGGAGGCAGCAACATTGAAAATAGTGTAACTATTATTGATGGCATATTAAATGATGGTGGAGATTGGTAATAATATAAAAAGAAATGAAGATAATAACAGAATTTATTGTAGATTAAAATTTTTCCATACATCAGTGAACGCCTGATGTATGGCTAACAACTAAGGTGATTATATGCCATTATTTAATAGTTAAAAAGAAATGGAACGAGAAGATATTGAAAAAGCAGCAAAAGATTATTCCATAGGTAAAACATATTTTCGGAGAAGCGTTCTCGAAGAAGTGTATGCAGAAGATCATGTTTTACGCAAGGATAATTGCCGTGAAGACTTTATAGCTGGTGCAGAATGGCGCATAAACTCAGTGTGGCACAAACCATGTGACATAGCTGAACTGGGAAAGGATTGTTTGGTTGAACACATGGATGGAGACGGAAATGTCTGCATTTGTATTGATTGGCGTTCTGAATATGAATGGGTAAAATCTTGCCATTATGACAAGATTTTGAGTTGGGCGTACATAGATGATTTACTACCTATTTTGTGTTAAATAATATATTTTCACAAGATCATGACCGACAGAGAACTTCTTGAAGAAAACAACAAGATGTTAAAGGAAATCCTAAGTTTTGTGAAGAAAATTGATTCTGCTGAATACAGGGATCGTCAAGACTTTATGGAATTTCTGAGGAATGTGGCAGCCGATATATGGGTGGAATATACGGAGCCTGAACAAAGAAGTAAGTTGTTTAATCTAATAAATAAAGAAAAATGAAAACAATTTTTGATTTAAACAGAGATGAGATTGTGGCATTGACAGACGAAGACATAAGTCTGTATATAGACAAAGAACTTGCTAATAAAGGTATTCCAATTGAAGCTAAAAACTGGAATATGAAAAGCAAAAAAGAAGTCATATATCCAAGAATGGGAGTTCCGGTATTTGTATTAAAAAATGTTGGCATTGGTTTTAGGACCGTAGAAGGTGCAACTGAAATGGCTAATTTGCTTATTAAGTATAATGCATTTAAAATAGGGACGGAGTATCTAACAGGATCGTATGATTCGTTTTGGGTCATGAAGGAAAATGTTTGCCCAGCCATTGAAGGAGTAGCAGGATATAGCAAGGAAGAGTTTGATAAGATAAATAAGGAAAATAAAGATCCAGAATTGGTAAATATAAATTCCTTCAATAATACTGTGAAAAGGGCCAATGAAGTTAGAGATGGGATATTGAAATACGTTCACGATATAAAGCAGGAACGTTCATACAATAATGACATGGTTGGCATCTTTGAAAGGTATAAGAATATAGCAGACGGTGACATGGAAATAGCTATGAATTTTATTAAGGAGGCTTATCCGTTTAATGAAGAAACAGAGGTATTTATCAGGAAAAAGTTCAACATGTCTATACCAGTTGAGCCAGAAGAGTAAAAAAAATAAGCTAAATTAAGTTATTTAAAATCTTTTTTATTATTAAAAGATATATTTTTGTACAAAAAAACAAACAAGATGGAAGAAAAGGAAATCAAAGAAGCTATGACTGAAGCTTTGGAACGCTTAGAGGGATGTAAGTGTTTTGTAGCTACGATAGTAAATGAAGAAGAAAGAAGATTTGATATGAGCCAAAGAATGTCACATCATCAATTGGCGTTAGTTATAAAAGGTATCTTATCTAATAATGAGATGATGATGATGGACGTTCTACAGTGGTGCTCTGCCAGACTTAAAAATAATATAGATAAAAAGAAGTCAACTAATTAAATATTAATAACATGAATCGCTGGTTTGAAATTACGGTAAAAGCCGAGATTGACAATATCGAGAACGGCAAAAAAAAGAAAGTGAATGAAAAGTATTTGGTAGATGCCTTATCTTACACAGAGGCAGAGTCAAGATCTTATGAAATTCTAAAGGGGTTGTATAATGTGTTTGATGTTGTCAAGATCAATCCTATTAAGGTGTCGGAAATCTTCTTCAACGGAGAAGCAGAGTACTGGTATAAGTGCAAGGTGAATTACATTACACTGAATGAAAAGAAAGGTAAAGAAAAGAAAACGCCATGCTATATGTATGTCCAGGCCGGCAATCCGAAAGATGCTGAGGCTGTGTTAACTAAGGGGATGCAAGGTACGTTGGGCGACTGGAATTGCGAGTCTATTGCAGAAACGAAAATCATTGAAGTGTTTAAATACGATCTGCAAAAAGGTGTAGAAAAATTGGGAGAAAAGAAAACTGATGAGTGATGTTGTTTCCCGTGTAGCACTTGCGACGGCAATTGTATTATTGGTAGTAGCAGGTGCTACTTTGCTGATAGTGATTAAGACCGAAGAAGTACCGAGATGGTTAATGAACTTACCATATACGTTATCTTTAACGGCAGTATCCTTTTCAATTATATCACTTGTATTGAAATATAGAGAGTGGAAAAGAAATTGTACGTCTGCGAAAGATGCGGACGAAAAGTGATGATAAGAAGTCATGGCTTATGCCAGGCTTGCAGGAGTAAAGAGTTGACTCCGAAGAAAAAAGACAGAATTACATCCATTAAAAACAGCAGCAAGAAGAAAAAGTTAGAGAACCCGGATTTATCCGGGTTTTTTCGTCTTATGCTGGAAGAGTTAAATAATAGTCGGATGTCTATGACCGGTAAGGCTATTCATTTTCCTACAGTATGTAACGTCTGTCACATACTTCCGAAAAGGATATATAAGTCGGTTGCTACTTGCAGGGATAATATAGTTTTCCTTCATGAATCGGAGCATACGGTATTCGACATGTATCTTGACCGGATGGAATTTGATAAACTTGAAACAGAATTTCCTTTTGTGTGGAAGTATGCGGTAAAGAAGGTACTGGATATGGAAAGCAGAGGAATGATCAAGGAAAGAGGTAGGTTGATTATTGAAATAATTGATAGGTATGATAGAAGAAAAGATTAAAATATTAATAGATTTAGGGTTTGTACCTATGGTGAAAGGAGAGGGAAATACGTTGTTTAGAATGAACGATGTTGTGATGTCGGTGTCAGATCCTAACCAAACACCAGAGCAGTTGAAGAAGGAGGTTATGTCTTTAATAAAGAACAGAGACATAGCAGAAAGAGGCGGACAGGTTCCAGTAGTTAAAGAGCCGGCGCCTGAGCCAGAGCCGGTCCAGAAGGAGGAACCGGAAGCTCAGGCGGAGGAAGCCGCTCCTAACCCTGGAGAAGAAGATTCGAATCCGTTTACAGAAAATCAGGAAACATTAGAGCCGTTTTATATCTGTGATGAGTTAAAGAAGATTGAGACCCCCAAATTCGTAAGATTGACATTAGACGATAATCGTTTTTATGTAAGAAAGATGGATGATGGGACGGCTAAGATATATGCTTCGGTAACAACTTTAATCAAAGATGGGTATGTAGATGATAAGACAGCACTTCAGGAATGGAAGCAAGAGATAAAGATGCTTGGTCGCAATCCAGAAGAGGTAGCGCAGTATGAAGCCGATAAGGGAACGATCATGCACTACTTATACGGATTGTACCTAACAGGTAGAGATATGGTCTTAAATCGAAGCTTTGTGGTTAAGACAGTGCAAGAAGGCAAGCTGAAGATATCTAAGAAAAATCTTGATCGGTTCTTTAATAGCATAGATGATCTTGACGATATGATTGTCAGGGTCATGAAGTTTGCCAAATTCTGTTCTGATTACAAGGTGAAACCGATGATGATAGAAAGAATCCTTTCTTTAGAGGATTACCTTGTAGCAACACCTATTGATGCGATGGTTAAAATGACATTCAAATACAAAGAAGAAGGTTATTTTGGAGCCGTGTATCAAAGGGCTACCGGACAGTTCAAAAAAGGTGATCCGAAGAAGGAAGTAAGAGAAGTGGAAAAAGAAGAAGTGGTCATTCTTGACTTTAAATCGGGAGGAATATGGGAATCATATGCATTCCAATTGGAAGCTGAAAGAAGAATGGTTAAAGCATGGTATGGCATTGATGCACGTATTATGAACTTTTCTCCAAAAAGCACGAGCAGTAAAGGATATACGCTGAAAGAATGGACAGAAGACAGTGTAGCACTTGAAAAGGCGGACTGTGTGTTCCAACAAGGTATGTTGAATCACCTTAGAAAAGATAAGAAGTTTAAAGTGAGAAAAGGAGTGCTGAATATCAATAAGCCGTACAATGAAGAGGATCATATTGTCGTATATGATATTGCTGAGGAAATGTCTAAAAGATTCGTAATATGAGTGATATTGTTATTCCTAAAGGAGATTATGTGGAAATCGTAAAACCGATATGTATCAATCCTTTTGGTAATTGTTTTATTAACATCAAAAGGGGTTCAAGATTAAGATTATCGAAAGATTTGAAAATAGGGGATAAGTATGCAATATGCATACTCACATCTTACGAGAAATATGGCAAGACTGTTAATGTGACAATGCCTATACTGGTTAGAAACACAAGAAGAGTATGAAAAGAAAAATTAGAAGAACCGGGGAGATAATAGACGTAATCGCCTTCAGTGGTTCAACTATAAGAAGCGACTATGACCAAATACAATTCTATGACAGCAACGGAAGTGTGATAAATGAGAGTTTAAATTATTATCTCGATACCCTTCCTGTGGATGATGAGAACAAAGATGTAGACTGGGAACAACGTAGATTCGATCTTGTTAAGGCTTATTCTATTGAGTTCATTAAAATGCAAGATAGAAAAGGAGAAATAGATTGCGGAGTATATATACCAGATGTGGTGTCATGGTCTATAACTATAGCGGATAGAATCATAGAAGCAATGAGAGGAGTTAAAAATGCTTGATTTCAGAAGATACGAAAACGTACCCCGGTTTCAACTTGACCGCAGGCCCGGAAGGAGCCGGCTGAAGCTAACCTGCCCGGCTTGCGGAAAAAGCCGGTGCCTCACTCCTTATATTGATGTGGCAACAGGTCAGGTTGTTGGCAACGAGTTCGGAAGATGCGATCATGAACGGACTTGCGGTTACGATAAACGACCTACCGGCAAGGATGTAGGTGACAAAGATCTTTGGATTTCGGGAAATAAGTGCATAAGAGCTTATCGTCCTCCTGTAAATCCTGACGTTGTAAATTACATACCTTTTAGCGAGTTTGAGAGGACTGTGGTTCCAGATGATAGAAATACTGTATTTAGATTTTTATCGTCTCTATGGGGAAAAGAAAGGGTATCTGACGTATTTAGAAGATATCATGTCGGAACAATGGACTTATGGGGATGGAAAGGGTGTTGTATATTCTGGCAGATAGATAAGGACTTTGTATGTAGAACTGGCAAGATCATGGACTTTTATATAAAGACCGACAGCCAGGGGAATGAGATTGATGTAAAAAGAGTGAAAGAAAAAGACGGTGACAATGAGCGGCCTCATGTTATGTTTTATCACTCGTTGCATGCAAGGGACTTCTTGTTTAGACAATGCCTGTTCGGGGAGCATCTTCTAAGCCAGTATCCGGATAAGGTGGTTAATCTGGTGGAATCAGAAAAGACGGCTATTATATGCGCTGTGAATAAACCAGATGAATTATTTGTGGCCACCGGAGGGTTGCAGAATCTAAGGCCGGAAGTGATAGATGTTTTAAAAGATAGAAAGACTGTAGCTTTTCCGGACAAAGGACAAGCATTTGAGACATGGAGTAAAAAGATAGATGGGATGATGATGAAGTCAAGGATAAAAGTATCAGACTATCTTCAAAATGTTGAAAATGTAGGAGACGGAGATGATGTGGCAGATTTGATAATTAATAACAAGGTAAAAGAGAAATATCATGAGCCTGGATGTTTATATTAAGAACAAGAAGAAAGAAGAGGATCGTGAATGGGTTGCAAACATCACCCACAACATGAACAAGATGGCACAAAGGATATTCGTATCGGAAAATAAAGAAACGCTGTACGATTATGTTTGGAGACCAGAAGAATTGTATAAAGAAATATATACCAATGAGATGAAGAATGTACTTACAAAAGGTATATGTATTATGATCTCTAAGAGAAAAAGTCTTTTGAGATACGAGCCGGAAAACGGATGGGGGTCTTATGATTCATTTCTTAAGTTTCTTATCGAATACAAAGAGGCGTGTGAAGATCATCCTGGTTATATAATTGAAGCAAGCAGATAATATGAAAAATTACAAAAACACTTTAAACGAGGTAGTGGTGATCGAATCGTCACCAGAAACGTATTTTGTTTACGCTATTCGTAATGCTATTCGTATCTCTAAATGTGCGTATCCGACAGCCAAGAAAGTAATTTTCAAAAGAGAGGACGTAGAGGTAGAGATTTCGGAAATGGAAACTGAGAGCAGTTTGTATGAAAAGTTTAAAGAAAAACAAAAGAATAGGGTATGGAACTTAATGAGCGCCAACAACGGGTTTTAAGAGGCGAAATTTGTCCTTATTGCGGAAGAGAAACTGAGCTGGTAAATGCCGATAAAATATATAGCAGAAAAGGCTTAGGGATGGTTATGATGTGCAAACCATGCAACGCTTATGTCGGTGTTCATGAATCAGGGCCGAATAAGGGAAAAGCTAAAGGCCGGCTTGCGGGGCCATCACTGAGATCTCTTAAGATAAGAGTCCATGCCGAATTTGACAGACTATGGTCTACGCCGGAGGAACGGAAAAGGATGTATAAAGATTTATCTGAATTTCTCTCTATACCGGAAGAATACACACATATAGGTATGTTCGGCGAGAAGACGATGGGAAAAATCTTTCAGTTCTGTCATGTAAACAAAGAACGATCAGGTTCGAGAATAGAATGGCATAAACCTGGAGATAAGTGCCCTAATAAAAACAATCAAATAGTGTCAGGCAGTAGCGCATGTAGAGGATGTCCTGAGTATCTTCATGATGAGAAAGACGGATATGTCTGGTGTGATCCTGATATGAGCTACGGCAGGTTGAAATAGGGCGCGAATTGCCTATCTTTGTGCTATTATTAATCAAAAAAATATAAGCACATGGGCAGATCAACAGAGTACTACAGGACTCATCCCGAAGCCAGGAAGAAAAAGGCTAAAAAGGACAAGGAGATAAATGCCAGACCGGAACAGAAAGCCAAACGCCGGGAGCTTGGTCGTAAAAACTACGAAACGGACAAGAAGAAGGGTAAGGGCTGGAGAAAAGGCAAGGATTGTTCTCATACCAAGAACGGTCTTAGGTATAAATCAGTAAAAGCTAATAGGGGATCCAAATCGGATACGAAAGGTGACAAAAATGCAAGAGGATCTGAAAAATAAAATAGATATAAGAAGGATATTCAAAACCTCTAAACAGGTTATGGAAGAGGCGTATGAGAATATCTTGAAATACAGGCGGGGAGAGCTTATCCCCGCTAAAACCGGATACGATTATATTGATGAGGCTTTGCTTGGAGGTATTTTTCCTCAGCACGCTATTGCCATAGGAGCCCGGCCATCTGTAGGTAAATCGTATGTGGCCCAAAAGATATTGGAAAATGTGATGAATCCGATGATCAACCCGCAAGCAGAAGATTATTTTCTTGTTAATTGCGAGTTCGAAATGAATCCTCAAGATCTTCTTCTTCGTAGAATGAGCCAGGATATGAAAAAGCGGGCTCCTGAAATATTAAGAAGGCAAGATTCTAATACAGTGGAAGAGATGAGGATGTTTGAAATCCTTCAAGGTGAAATCAGGAATAATATAATATACATCGATGCTCCGTGTACGGTAAAAGAGTTTGAGGCGGCTGTGTATCATATAGCTACCAAACACAAAGACAAACGTCTTATAATATTTAAAGTCGATCATATTGCTTTGATAAAAAGAATGGGGTTAGATCCTAAGTCGGCTATAGATGATTTGGTGGCGGTTATGAACGAAGCTAAATTAGTATATAAAAACATATTTTTCCTCATCATATCCCAATTCAACAGAGAGATAGAAGGAAGGATAAAAAGCCCACAAGAGCAACCTCCGCGTCTTTCTGATTTTTACCAATCTGATACGCTGGGTCAGTTATGTACGTTAATGATAGGTTTGCACAATCCTCGTAGGTACGGGCTGGATAAGTATATGATATTTGGGAAAGATTGGTATCAGACTCTTGATAGGTTTAAAACTGAAAACAAAACATCATTCAGGACAGCCGGACTTGTGTTTCATCATATACTGAAGGTAAGGCAAGTTAGTATGGAAGAGCTTACTAATACAATCCACCCAGAGATACTGCCGGGACATGGATGGATGTACGGGGAGGGAGGGACGAAGTTCGTGAACCCCAACCAGCCGCCGACGCCGCCCAAGCTCTATACTGTGGAAGACGTTACGAACAATCAAGATCAAGAACAAGAGGTAAAGGAAGAACAGTCAGTATATTAAAAAAAAAGAAACGTATGAGACTTACCATAGAAGAAAACGAATACCTGATAAGTAAGTTCCTTTTGGTTCTTACTGAGTTCGCAGGGGATGAAAGAGAGATGTTTTTAATCAACTCCATACACGACAAGGCGGTGGCGGATATGAATTATCGTCTTCCGTCTTTAATAAGCAGAGAACGCAAAAGACGAGTTATTGAGCTCCTTAAAGAAGGAACCAGAATAATCAAGGACTTTTCCGGCTATGCAGGTGATATGGGTATGATTAACGAATACGATCGTTTAAAGAAAGAAATAGGAACCGTCCAAGATCAGCTTGGTGACGTAGAAGGTCAACTTCGGGCAGCCGGCGAAGTAATCAAAAAAGAGCTTGATATGATTGCTGACCGAATCAAAGAAGATCTTCTCGACCGAGAGCTGGCTAAAAGTAATGCCGAGGCTGAAAGAAAAGCCAAAGTGGATCCAAGATACGAAGTGGCTTTAGGTGATTACAAGGAGATGCTGGAAGTGATTTTTACAACCAGAAACAAGTATTCTACGGTAGATTCTGTACATGACGATCTTCGACAGTCGGTATCTACCGGTAGAAATTCGATTATCAAAGAAGGATACAACAGTTAAAAACAAGGAGGAAATATGGAAAAGAAGGAATTTAAAATAGGAGAAGTGTTTGATGCCGGACTTGTGAGATTAAAATGCGTGGAACCTACGGCACCAGATGCAGGATGTGAAGGATGTATATTTAATTACTTTACATGCGGGGCAGTGGGTGTGGTTGCAGGTCCGTGTAATCACACGGAGAGGGAGGATAACAAGGATGTTATTTTTATTAAAGCTGATTAGGCATGTACATCAATTTCAGACAACTTGCAGCATCAGACATGACTCCTAATGATCTCGCTAATCTTCTTGCCATAAGACAGAAGGATTCGGTTATGATCGAAGCCATGCCGGAAGAAGATGCTGGGAGGTATATAGAGCTTGGCCTGGTTGAGAAATTAAAATCAGGCGTGATGAGATTAACCGACAAAGGAACGTCTTTTGTGAATTATATAGAGACACCGGAAATGACGGACGAGGTTCTGGAAACGTTGAAGATTATGATAGGAATGTACGAATCATATTCAAAAGACATAGGTGTCAGCAGAAAAGAAGCGGAATCCAGATTGTGTTGGTTTATGGGTAACACCTCATTTAAGAAAGAGGTCATACTTCAGGTAACAGAATCTTATATAGCAGAGTCAGGAGATTACACAATGAGCTTATGTAACTTCATATGGAAACCGCCTTCTCAGGCTTTTTCAGTTCATATGAACCTTAAAAATTCAAAGCTCTTTGACTTAATAGCTGAAAAATTTAAGATCGCTACCGAGCCTTATTTGGAGTCTAAGAAGAATAAGGAAATGGATTGGTTGTTTGCCGTATCTAAATTGCCTACGCCGCCAGCTAAAGGCAATCCGGATTATTTGTTTACCAGAAGTTCTGAAACAGACAAAGAGCGATTGAAAAACATAAAAACGTATTTATTTAACAAAATTAGAAAGCAATGGAAAAAGTAGAAATCAGAAAGATTATAGAGGATATAATTATTACTCAGTTTCTTAATTCATAAATGGATATAGTTCACGAAGAAGATGTGACGTTTAAAGAACTTGGATTAGATTCTCTTGATCAAATTGAACTTGAAATGATGGTGGAACAAAAATTCAATATTGTTATTATTGATTATGATATGGAGACCATCAAAGATATGACTGATCTTGTTTACAAAATAATAACAGAAGGGTATGGGAAGTGACATAATTTTATGCATGGCTTTAATAGCGTCATTTGCTTTTGTTATACAGTTTTTGTTGTCGATATTAGGATCTGATCTGGATACGGATATTGACAGTGACAGTGCTTCTGATTTAAGCATGTCTTTATCGGACATCATATCATTCAAGGGCATAACACATTTTATTCTTGGATATAGCTGGACTACCTACTTTTCGGGTTCCCATTTAGTAGGGGTTGTGATAGGGTCGTTTTTCTTTATCGTTTTGTTTTACGTATATAAGTTACTTCTTAAGTTAAAGCAAGAAATGGTGTACGAATGTCCGGAAGATTTAAATGGCAGAGAGGTGGAGATAGTATTTAGATCAGGTAAGAATCATTATATGGTAAATATTTCGAAAAATGGAAGACAGGAGCAAATGAGAGTAAGATGCTTGTCTGGAAAAACTTACAAAAACGGTGACAAGGTGAATATAAAATACGAAGAAGGAGAACTAAGTATCTAATTTTTTTTATCAACAATTGAATTTTAAAAGTTATGACAACAATCATGTACGTGTCAGCTATCTTAGCTGTAGTGATTATTTTGACAATCATCGGAGTCTTATCAAGGTATCGTAGATGTAAGCCTAATCAGGTCTTGGTCGTTTATGGTAAGACAGGTGGGGAAAAGAAATCGGCGAAATTATATCATGGTGGAGCGGCATTTGTCTTGCCTATTATTCAAAGCTATGATGTTTTGTCAATGGAGCCTATGCAAATAGATTGCAAGCTTACCGGTGCTTTGTCATCTCAGAATATTAGAGTAGATGTTCCTACGACTATTACAGTAGCTATCAGTACAAATCCAGAGATCATGCAAAATGCGGCAGAAAGACTTTTGGGAATGGATACCGAATCTACTGAAAATCTTATTACGGACATCGTTTACGGTCAGATGCGTTTGATTATTGCTGAAATGACAATCGAAAAACTTAATTCTGACAGGGATGAGTTTTTGGATAAGGCAAGAAAGAACATTGATAACGAGCTTAACAAGTTAGGTCTTTACCTCCTGAACATCAACATCAGTGACATTAGAGACGAAGCCGGTTATATTATGAACCTTGGTAAGGAGGCTGAAAGTAGGGCTCTGAACGAAGCACAGGCTAATATCGAAGAACAGGAGAAGCTGGGGGCTATTAAGATTGCTGTACAGCAGAAGGAGAAAGAAACGGCTGTGGCTAATACCAAAAAAGAACAAGAGATTCAAATTGCTTGTACTGAAAAAGAAAAGGAAACAATAGTAGCTGAAACGAAGAAAGAAAAAGAAATAGCTTTGGCTTTAACCGATAAAGAAAAACAGATTGGTGTAGCTCAAGCAGATAGAGATAGGGCTGCGGTTATCGCAAAAACTTTAACCGACAAGGAATCGGCGATCGTAAGATCTAAGGCAGAACTTGAAGTAAATAAAGCCGAGGCTGAAAGGATGGAAGAAGTCGGAAAGAACAAGGCTGAAGCTGACAAGGAAGCAGCTATAGCAATACAAAACTCTGAAGCTCAGATTAAGAAGGCTGAGGCTGAGAAAAATGCGTCTATAGGATACAACAATGCCCAGAAGGAGGTTGCTGTGTCAGTATCAGAATTGCAGATTATCAAAGCTCAATCAGAAAAGAAGGCCGGAGAAGAAAAAGTTAAATCGGAAGCGGCTGTAAAAACAGCAAAAGAGCTTGCAGACAAAGAAGTGGAAGAAGCTAAGGCTAAGAAAGTTCAGGCTGCGCTTAAGGCTGAAAAGATTGTGCCGGCTGAAACCCAGAAGGAAGAGGCTATCTTGCAAGCTGATGCCGAGGCCGAGAAGATCAAACGCCGGGCTGAGGCTGAGGCATCAGCACATTTGGCAAAAGCTGAGGCAGAGGCAAAAGCTATTCAGATGAAGCTGGAGGCAGAAGCCGAAGGTAAGAAAAAGTCGTTAATGGCAGAAGCCGACGGATTTAAGGCTATGGTGGAAGCAGCAGAATCCAATCCTCAGATCGCCATCCAGTACAAGATGGTTAATCAGTGGAAAGAAATTGCTGGAGAACAGGTTAAGGCGTTCGAGCACATCAATCTCGGAAATATCACGGTATTTGACGGCGGTCAGAACAGCACCGGTAATTTCCTTAACAATGTTGTTAAGGCCGTTGCTCCGGCATTGGGAGTCATTGATCAGCTTCCGATTGCAGATACTTTAAAGAAGTTAAAAGGAGATGACAAAAAATAAATACAATGGCCCAAGGTTACACTTGGGCCTAATTGAAGAAGCAAAAGCAGCATTTATAGATTTCCTGCCGGCAGGGACAGTGCTTTACTAATTACAATATTTTTAACATGGATTTTGGACAAGATTTAGAACCAGAAGAACTGACCAAGCATTATGATCAGTGTTATGGAATTGATTTTGAAACAGAAGAAGAGGAGGATGAAGAGTATGACTGATGAGGAATTTGCATTAGATAATAAGAAAAAGGTTGTTGTAAGAAAAAGAATATCCTATTTAAACAAAGGGGATAAAGTGTGGATCGTGTCTTCCGACGGGTATCTGCTGCACACGGACGTAGTTAGAGCCGACCGAGGCCGATCTTATGTGGATATAGACGGGATACTGTATTGGAAACGTGGATTGGATGGCAAACATCGTAATCGTAACAACTACATGCAGTTCGCCATGACACCAGAAGATGGTAAGAAGTATGTCGTATATTACCCGGAAGGATTTAAAGACGATAGCTTATGATGGTCCCAGAAACGCATTTGCTATATAAGGAGTTTAATGGTGTGAAACGTCTTGCCATATCTTATTCCCAGATAGATACGTTTCTTACTTGTCCAATGAAATGGTATAAGACTTATGTGGAAGGTAAAAGGTCTACAGAAAAACAAGAAGCTACGTCTTATGGTACGGTTATTCATAAGACACTGGAATACTTTTTCAAGAACGGAAGACAGCCTTCTGGTAAAGACCTTGGAGAAGCAATAAGTTACTATGCTTACCAAGAAGACATACCTTGGCAATCACCGGAAAATATGATGATAGCCATGAAACAATCTGGAGAACTTCTTGCTTGGATTGTGGATCTGTTTAAAAAAGACGGGAATAGGTTTATGATAGCTGATAGTGATCTTAATCTCTGTGAGAAACTTATCAGACACGGCGCCATAGTTGGAGTCGAAGAAGATTTTGTGCTGCCGTACCGTCTTCCTAAGCCTGTTAACATAAATGGAGTAATTCATACTCATGTGTACATAGTAGGATCGGTAGACCTTCATCTGGCTATAAAAAGCAAGAACGTAGTTCACCATTATGTCATAGATTGGAAATCAGGTAATAAGGTTTTTGATTCTAAGAAGTTGGAAACGAATTTACAGCATCCTATATATTCATTTTACATCTATAGAAAATATGGTGGAGTTCTTCCAGATATGAACATCTATTTCTTTACCAGGACCAGGCAGTACCAAAAGGTTAAGGTGGATGAGGAACGTAAAACAAAATCTATAGAGATGCTAAATGACACTTTGTCTAAAATGTATGATTTTGAAGATAATAGTGTAAAATCATTTCAAGCGTACATCCAGGGAGCAGAAGGAGCCAGGTATAGCAAGCGGCGTGCCACCCTAAGCCAGCCTGTTTCGCAAAACAAGCTACCCTGCCCGTCAGCACTGTGTTATTATTGCGGCTTTGGATTACATAACAAAAACGAATGCCCTTTCTCTTCGGATTGGGATCCGTCTAAAAAGATAAAACGATGAAATACGAGGACGTTCAAAAGTTAAGAACAAAATACCGGCAAGATCCGGAAGTTATAAACGTAGAATACATGAGAGACGTTGCTGTAAGATGCGGGAATTTCAAGAAAGCGTTTGAGCTTCAGGAAAGACTGGAGGATATATGGTTTAACTACTTAAAAGAAATACAATGAAAGGAGCATTGATAGCAGGAGCAGCGGTCTTTTTATTATCATACTTGTTTGTAACGATTCTTATAAAAATAAGCAGGGTAATAGATCGGTATAAGATGAAGAAGAAGACCGACAAAATAAAAGTTGGTCAAAGATACGAATACAAAGGCTACTTCATGGATCCATTTGAAAGAGGCAAGCATATAATCAAGATATTAGATATAAAGGAAGGGTACGCTCTGTACGAGTACGGAAAAAGCCCAAGTTTGTTATGTTCTATGGAGCTTGAAGATATTGTCGAAAGATATGTTTTAATTACTGATATAAAATAAGGGATTATGGAAAAGAAAGTCACAATCAAAGAAGGGATGGATATTTTTTACAAAAATGCAGGGAAAGGTATATGGGTCTATATTGGACTTTTTGGAAATAAAGTGCTATCCATTTTAAAAAACAAAGGTGTTATTGCATGCGAAAACGATGCTGAATATTGCGTGTTGATGGATGGAGAAGATCATTTCATAAGTATAGCAAAAGACATGAGTCACGACTATTGTTGTGAGTACGTTGTAGAAAGAGCAGAAGCCTACAGAGACTACCCCTCCAAAGGTGCTACATGCAGTGTATGCCTGTTTGAAGATAATGAGAATAAAGCAAGGGAGATGTTGAAAGAGGCGATAATAGAACTTTCAAAAAATAATATAATAGATTGTGATGGGCTTTGAACTTAGACCTTACCAAAAAGAGGCGGTAGATGCCGGGCTTAAGTTTCTTACAGGAAGATCTAAAAAGCCTGGCATAATCGTAGCTCCATGTGGATGTGGAAAGAGCCTTCTGATATCCAAGATAGCACATGAAATAAATAGACCAACATTAGTATTACAGCCCTCAAAAGAGATTCTGGAGCAGAATTATGCAAAGGCCGTATCATTCGATTCTAAACCTACCATATATTCTGCTTCATGTGGTATAAAGGAACTGTCGGCTATGACTTATGCAACATTAAAGAGCATAAAGAAAGATGTAGCGAGGTTGAAGGATATAGGGATAGATACGATCTTGATAGATGAATGTTTTACTGGAGATGTGGAGATATTAACCGAAAAAGGGTTTGTTCAATTTAATAAATTAGAACAAAATGTAAGGGTAGCTCAATATGATAAAGGATTTATTGATTTTGTGATGCCTATCAGATATATCAACAAGCCGCACGATGGTGACATTTGTTTACTTCATATTAAACATGGAATAGATCTTCCAGTGACAAAGAATCATGATTTCTTGTTTTATGATAAGAAATACGGTAAATGGTATAAACAGAAAATATCTGAAGCTTCTTTTAAATCTGGGAAATGCATTCCGGTATCAGGGATATCACGTGTAGATAGCGAAGGCGATTCCTTATCTGACATGGAGAGGTTGTTTATAGCAACACAAGCAGATGGAAGTATTCATAACAAAAACGAAAATGACACAATTATATCTTTCTCATTTTCAAAAGAAAGAAAAATAAAAAGGATTCATTATTTATGTAAGAATGCAAACGTTGAGATATGGGAAGTTAAAGGAAAAATAGAAAAAGAAGGAAATACGAAAAACAGAAGAAGGTTTATGGTAAGAATGCCAAAGTTTACAACAAAGGATATTCGAAATCATATATCATTCCCAATGTCTTACGAAAAAGCAAGATCGGTAATAGAAGAGTGTTCTTTATGGGACGGCAGTATTATAGGGAATACGATGCTTTATTATTCATCGACCGATAAAACGCAGGTGGATTTTTATAATTCTGTAGCCACAATAGCTGGCCACGGATGTTATGTTTCTATTGAAAAGGATGGCAGAAAAGAAACATATTCGGATGTTTATAGGCTTTTTATAACAAAAGACAAAAAACTAAGAGGCACTAACTCTATGTATAAACGATATGAAAAATACACCGGACAAGTTTATTGCGTAGAGGTTCCATCTGGATGTATAGTACTAAGATATAAAGGATATACATTTGTTTCTGGAAATTGTCATTCAGGATATTCTCCTGAAGAAGGTTCTGAGTTTATGGAGTTTATGAGCGAGTTTCCCGAGGCGAAGGTGCTGGGATTCACCGCCACTCCCTGCCGCCTCCGAACCTACAGTTCCATGCTGGAAGGAAACTATAGCAAGCTCAATATGCTGACGAAAGACGAACATAACTTCTTCAAGAAAATAGTTCATGTGACTCAGATACAAGAACTAACTTCTCAAGGGTTTTGGTGTCCACTTAAGTACGAACGATGGTCGTTTGATGAATCGGCTCTGATGTTAAACAGCACCGGGGCTGAATACACCAACGAATCTATTAAAGAAAGTATTGTACGAAATGGCTTAAACAACTCTATCTACAAGCGCCTTCTTCAACTTATGAACGAACGTAAAGCCATTTTGGTCTGTATGGATTCTATCGAATCATGTAATAGAATATCAGAGTTCATGAATGCCAGGATGGGAGCCATAACCGGTGTCGTAACATCGCTAACAACCAAAAAGAAAAGAGAGCAAATTATATCCGATTTCAAAGAAGGAAAGTTGAAGGTGGTTTTTAATTATTCAACGCTTGCTACCGGATTTGACTTTCCTGAACTTGACTGTGTGATGTTTGGGCGTCCAACATTCTCATATTCAGTATTTTACCAGATTGTAGGCCGTGCAGTTCGCATCCATCCTGACAAGAAAGAGGCACTGATAGTTGATTGCTGCGACAACATGAGGCGTTTCGGTCGGATAGAAGACTTGACAATCGAACAATTCCCTTCTAAAGGCTGGTGTATGTTTGCCGGAGATCAACTTCTGTCCAATATAAGGATGGGTGATATTATTACCAAAGACGAGATCCTTCGCCGGGCAGCCTCGCTTAAATCTGTGAATGGAGATGGTAGGAGAGAAGACGATCTTGACAGCATAATAATGTGGTTTGGAAAATATGAAGGAATTAGATTCAAAGACATACCGGTGTCGTATTTTAGGTTCTTGGCTGAGAATATGGCAGTAAAACCGGGAGATAGGGAAGAAAAGATTATCGAATATTATAATAGGATAAAAGCATGAACAGCAAAAGACGTAAGAAAATAGAGGATATTATTTCCAATTTGGAAAAGCATAAAACAGATCTTGAGTTTATCAAATCAAAGCTGTCAGAGGTCAGGCATAATCTGGATTCAGCCAAGGATGATGTTGATATGATTTTAGACGAGGAGACAGAAGCAAGAGACAATATGCCGGAGTCGTTACAAGATACAGAAAGATATTATCAATCAGATGAGGCTGTAGCTAATATGGAGGCGGTTGTTGATGATATGGAAAGTATTGTAGGGGATTTAGAGAATGCGGTTTCAACCATTGATGATAAAATCGATGAGATAGAAACTGATATTATAGGAAATTTAGAGGCAGCCATAGGCGCATAGTATAAAAAATACAATAATAAAATTTAACACAGTATATTTGTATAGGTATAATACGATACATATTTTTGTATCGTATTATTTTTTATGTGTTATATTTTATGAAAACGAATGTCACAATGGTATCAAAAGACCGAGAATTATTTGGCGTAATAATTAAGCAGGACACTAAAACTTCGTTTATGTCCTTAACAGACCTTCAGGAAGCCTATACGAAGAAGAGGGTTGAGATGGGGTGGAATGAAAAGAGAATAGAGAATATCCTATCTAATAAGGAGAGTGCGGAACGTGTTTACTATATCCTTGAAAAACAAGGATATAAGATAGAATCAGGATTTCCTGGTTTTATACAATCTGTTGAAAAAGAGTCACTTATAAAAGTGATGAAAAAAATGGGAGCTTATAAGACAATGGGTAGAGGAGAGAATAGGAGAACTATGTGTAATCCATATATATGGGTGCTTGTAGCTATGGAACTAAACCCTATGTTGTATGCTGAGGTTGTTACGTGGTTAACAGATAAGCTTATCTTAAACCGAATAGAGGCAGGTGATAAATACAATGTCTTGTCAAGAGCTATATCAAGATTTCCGGATGCCGATTACTCCAAGATGGCTAAAGGCTTAAATTGGATTGTATTTAATGAGCATGAAAGCATGATAAAAAATAGGGCTACACAGGAGCAGTTGAAAGAACTTGAAACCCTACAGTCTAATCTTGCATTCTGCATAGAGATGGGAACCATCTCTTCTTTCTCTAATTTAATGAACATGATGAGATCTATATATGTAAAGAAATGGGGAGAAGAGGCTGTAACTTCTAAAAACGTAAAATAATATGGGAGTAAAAGAAATAAGAGAACTACTTAGACTCTACAATCTCGAACATAGTGTCGTCCAGAACAAAAACTCTGGGCGGTATTCTATTATTCTCCATAACAACATCATAGGAACGAACGTAGATGGAGAGAAGGTAGTTGTATTCAGGACCATTCCGGAAGGAAGCAACACGTTCTCTATGGAACGAAATAGATTCTATGAGGAATTTGTAGAGGTTTTTGATGACGATAAGGCGATTGAAGCCGTAAGACAATATTTTGAGAATAACAGGAGTGATAGAGTGTAAGACGAAGATGGATTATATTACTATCGAAATGAGGTAAAACAACGATAAAGCAATGGAAAAGATGGATGATAATACTAAAAATATCCTTTATCCAAAAGGATCTATTTTTCGCATATTAAAAGATGATATAATCAGTGCCGAATTTAAAATCGTCAAAGGAGCTATAGCGGAGGCAGTATCAGACATAGAAGTAAATGATAAATATGCTGAGGTTTGTTGCAATGGGGAGACGTTCGTCATAGAAACGGATATTATGGATATTATTCTTACCAAAGACCCCATAGAAAACAAATCGGTGAAAAATGACATCATTGACGACAAACTACGATGGGATTTGCTTCCAATGGAAGAGATTGAGGATATTGTAAGAGTCTATCATGCTGGTGCAAAGAAGTACGGACCCAATAAATGGCAGAACCTTGACAACGGGTTTGAACGGTATCGTGCTGCGGCTGCCAGACACCTAATGGAATACATGAAAGGGGAAAGAGTGGATTCCGATACAGGATGTTTTCATCTTGCACAATGTGCATGGAACTGTATAGCTATGCTGTGGTATGACAAGCATGGAAAAGGGTTGATACCATTAAACAAGGAGGAAAAGAAATGACAATAGAACAACTAAATTATTTATTAAGAAAAGAGCTTTATGCTATAAAAAACCATAAAGACAATATTGATAGAATCAAAAAAGAATACTTTGATTCCAATTATGGGTTAAAAGAAGGAGATAAGATCTGTATTTTACACGAAACAGGAGATGAAATGATAGGCTTCTTGAAAAAAGTTGAAGTATGTGAAGACGGAGATCTGTACTTGACAATCCAAAAACAAAACGAAAAAGGTGACAGAGGCAGAGGAACATGGAATATGTATCTATCATCAAAATCAATTAAAATTGAAAAATTATTAGATTAATAACGATATGATTAGAGCAAGATTTTACATTAAAAAATCCGACTGTGGTAACGACTACCGTCCAGTCAAATGGCCTATAAAATATCCATATTGGTGTAGTGGTGAATCTGATGATTCATTCATACTTGTAGCGTATGCCGAAGACGAAGACAGCATAAAAGAGCTGTGGCCGGAAGCATACGATATTAATGTCTTAGAAAAAGATACTGAGGTTAAATTCACATTAAGATTTCCTAAGCCTAAATGGTATGAATTGCAAGAAGAGAGATCAGAAGAGTATGATAAATTATATGGTAAATTCGTATGGGTTACAGACATGTGTCTAAAAGATGGGAAAATAAGAAAGGTAAAAGCCAGAATAGAAGATTGTGGTGGTCTTTTATTAGCCGACACTCCTGGTCGTTACACCCCTTATCAGATAGGGGATTGTGCTTTTGAAAGCAAGGAAGAGGCTTTAAAACATGCAGAGGAACAGAGAACGAATTTAATTAAGTCTCTTAAGTTACAAATACACGAACTTGAAAATCTAAAATTTGAATGCGATGATTGAATAATTTGATTATTTTACAAATAACGATTACATTTACGATATAAATCATTCAAATGAGATTAGTTGAAAGGCATATAGTTAAAGACAACCGGTTTGAGGATATTTGCTTCAAATCCGGCTTGTTATATAATTATGTTCTTTACAACATTCGTCAAGGAATCTTTTCAGGTAACTATTTAAAGGAATTTGATTTATCAAACAAACTTTGCAAAGAAAACCAATTTGATTTCAGGAATTTACCTAATCATGTTTCACAGCAGGTGATTAAACAGGTATTTAAAAACATAAAATCCTGGATGAGATTAAAGAAAGATTTTGAAAAGAATCCTTCGAAATACGGTAATCATCGTCCTCATCTTCCTTCGTATAAGAAGGGCAAGAAACAAAACATGGTTGTTTTCACCAACTGCAATTGTAGGGTAAAGGGTGATAATTGTATTTATTTTGTTAAAGATATAATCAAACCTATCAAAACAAATGTAAAGAAAGACGAACTAAAACAAGTTAGAATAATCCCTCAAGCTACATGTTATGTAGTAGAGGTAGTTTATGAAAGAAAGGAAACTGATCTTGGTTTAAACAAAGACAATTTTCTTTCGATTGATTTAGGATTGAATAATTTATGTTCATGTATTAGTAATGTAGAAACTAATTCTTTCATTATAAACGGACGGGTTATGAAATCAGTAAATCAGTGGTACAATAAGAAGAAAGCTAAGTTGATGTCTTTTGTTGGTAATAAGGGAACTTCAAATAGAATAAGAAAAATTACTTTGTTTAGAAATTGTTGGATAGAAGACAAATTGCATAAAATCAGTAGATACATTGTAGACTTTTGTAAATCTAACAATATCGGAACAATCATCATTGGATTAAACAAAGAATGGAAAAACGAGATAAATATCGGTAAAAGGAATAACCAACATTTTGTTTCTATTCCTCATTCTAAATTGATTGATAAGATTGTTTACAAAGCAAATCTTTTAGGGATAGAGGTAATTACTCATGAGGAATCTTACACATCAAAGATTGACCATCTTGCTTTTGAACCTCTAAAGAAACAAGAATCCTATTTAGGGAAAAGAAAGAAACGTGGATTATTCCAAAGTTCCGTTGGAAAGCTAATTAATGCTGATATTAATGGAGCTATAGGAATAGCAAGAAAAGTAGTCGGTGATTCTTTCATTGGAAAGATAATCGATAGTGGATTTGTGTTTAATCCGGTTAGAATAAATATTTTGTGATATAAGGTTGAATCTAATGAATAAAATGAATAATTTTAATAACATTAACTACGCAGCAAAAGCCAGAAGAGCTTATTTGATAAACAATTTCGATAAGATTCTTAACAGTCTTAACACACTTCATTCAACGGTTGAGACCATGACGTTGTTTGTAAATGACCAGGCTTATAATTACATTATTAAACTGAAGGAGGTAATTAAAGGCAGTCCTATGTATAAACACAACATCAAGCGCTTTTTAAATGATATGGATAAGGAAATAAAGAGGTATAATGCTTCTATCTATTACATAAATAAAGAGCGTAGTGAGGTTATAGCTGATATAACACAAGTTATGGAAGACTACCTCATGCCATACATAGACAACCTGGCTGGCGCTATAAGGGCAGCCGTGTGGTCGAAGGGTGTGTCTGAGGAGCGGACGGAAGCGGCGGTTCTGGCCCTCATCGTGTCTTCCTTGGCTCTGACATCCGGCAGACTTATTTCAGGTGGATATCAGATTATGAAAGAAATGGGTGGAGGTCAAGGAGGTAATCCATTTACGTTTATGAGCATTGATAAGATAAGATACTTATCTACATTATTATCTGATGCTATTACCAGTGGAGAGATTACTCTTGAAGAAAAAGAAGCCGATGAAATAACTAAGGCGATGGATGTTTTTATTGAGAAGATGTCCGATTCAGATATTGTTGACAAAGTAATTAGCATACTCGAAGAAGCAGAATCTAAAAATAAGGAGGAACGATCATGAATTACTTAGATGGGTACGTAGAAGAGGTTCTTTCCGAGCCGTATTATGATGATTACGGATCGGGAATTTTCAGGTGGTGGGTGAAAGTGTCTTACATTTGTTATGGCATGGGAGCCGTTACTACCTTAATGTTTGATACAAAAGAAGAAGCGGAAGCGGTAAAACCAGGTTATAAATTTTTGTGTTAATAATATTGGGATGTGATTATGAAGTACTTTATTTTATTGATAATGTTGTTATTATCATCATGTGATATTGACAATGTTAATACTGGGTGGGTTATATGTAATTTAGAACCTTTGAATGATGGGCGTGTGTTATACAAAGGAGAAGATAATGGCATTACATGTTTTAGTAGTACCAAATACATCAAATTCATTGGACGCCAAGGGGAATACAATATTGGAGATTCTGTTAAAATCGTAAAAATAGAATAAGATGGAAAAGAATTTAAAACTCGTATGTCCTAAATGTGGCGAATATCACAATCCCAACTCTATACATTCGATGGATGTATCGGATTTTGTAGAAGGGGATATTAGGACCATTATGGAAGAACGTGGGTGGTGCTTTCAGTGTGCATGCTGGCAGAATATATACAACGTACACAAAGACGATCCAGGGTGGATTAGAATAGACGGCGTAAGCTGGATTCTTAAACCTATGGTGGAAAACGTGCCAAGAGGATGGAATAGTCTTGGATGTGGAGGAAGAAAAATGTATGTCAATATCGAAGGAAAAGGCATTGTTGCATCAAACAATTGCTGGTGTCAGGGTAATGTCCCGGATGTATTCAAGGATTTGATGCCTGATAATGCTACATGGGTTACTAAAGAAGAGTTTGACAAAGCTTCTATAGTAGGATATATTATGAATGGCGTTGGTTTAGTTTTTACGGATAGGGTACATTTTTTATAAATCAATTAATTATTCACTTTTAAAAATTACAGTTATGAAAACAAAAGAAGAAAAACAAAAGAAGTTTGTGACAGAATTTGAAATCAATGGAGAAAAGTATGGCGGATATATTTATGCTACAACTTTTTCCGAAGCTGAAGATTTTGTTAGACAAAGAAAAGCGACAGAAAAAGTTGTAGGTGGTCCGTGTCTAGAACAAGAAGAAATTAATCGCCTTTATAACCATTCTTCTTAGCATTTTCAATGCATCCTTGTTTACTGGCATAACCCTGATATGATGATCCTACAATTCTTCCATTGGAAGAAGGCAGTTATATACAATTCTGCATATAGACGATAGTATAGAGTCTATATGCAGAATTGTTTTAATTGTCGAACGTAACTGTCTCCGATGTTACCACATATTCACCTATACTTCCATGTGTTTTAGAATATAATTCAAGTTTTATATAAGCGGAATAGGTGGCATAGAAAGTGCCTTGACCCAACCTGGTTATAATAGGTCTGACTATTGATGTTAGGGTTAAATATTGAAAAGATGTAGGAGAAGGCTCTGGTTCAATATTAGTTTCAACAAGTCCGCAACTCCATGATGTATCTGAACCGGTTTCGTAGATCTTATCTACAGGATCTCCTATTATCGTATCTGGGTACTCATGTTGCTCACTGGTGTAATTCATTACAATAGGATTATCATTGTTTACATTGTAATTTTTACCAGGAGCAGTATATGATATTTCACGATATGTTACATATTTCTTTTCTTGTTCTCTCACTGTAAACTGGTCCGGCAAATAAAGACGTATCAAAAAACCTAAAGAAGGAGATTCTACTCTACCTATAATAAGTTTAATGTCATCCTTCTCTACAAGCTCTTTCGTAGATTCTGTTTGTTCGCTGATAGTCTCTTTTGTATTAGATGGGACTCCTCCTTGGATACTTATAGAACCCAGACGTTGTTTTGTGGAAAGAAAGGTAAATACACCACTTTGTGGAACAGTACCGACTATTTCATCATCTATGATTACCCCCCCCCTATACAGTTGCTAACTATTTGATATTCATATATTTTTAATGATACTTCAAATCTTCTTCTCATAATTTTATAAGATTAATTCAGTAAAAGGACGAACATGAATCGACCTATTTCTCATTGTTGTAGATACACCTAATGCAGGTATATAATAATACGACTCTATGCTTGATTTTTGAGTTGACGTCCATGTGTTACCAATTATGCTTTCTCCTCCTACTATTGAAAGGCATTCATTTATTTCATTTGCATATAATAATACCAGTTGAAACTCTCCGGCTCCACCTACATATCCATTTTGACCATTTTTAAATAGATATTTATTAGCGCTTCTAAAAGAGCAATTTAGGTTACTGGTATCATATTCAAGATATGCATTCTGATTTTCTCGTCCCCAATAATCCTTTAGAACAGTTTGCATATAAGTTGTATTTTGAAAAAAAATATCATCTATTTCTCCGTCTACACCCCAATCATGTGAACCAACATCTTCGGTACCTATAACAAAACACACTTTATCAACAAGAGCTACTCCATTGCATAGATCATTAGAATATCCTATATTAGACCAATCTTGTTTCGTATATAATCCTCCGTCCACATGTTGGATATATATACCTTTATTGATTACAAGCGATGGATTTACCCCTCCCCCTATTTGAAATCTTCTTCTCATATTCCTTTTAAGTAAGTATCAGGTGCAACAAAATCACTTATTGTCTTTATTATATGTATAGTATCTATAAAATATTTATCAACATCCATAGAAAGCTGAGGACGAAGATCTGAATCGTTTGTCTTATCTGTTATATAGAAATAGTACAGAACATCCTCCAGATAAAATGTAAGATAAATATCCCCTGTGACATTTCCATTATTGAAATAGCAATTGATGCCGGAACCAGATGGAGTCATATGGCAATCTATACTCTGGGTATCTCCCATAGTACACACGTAATTGGAACTGGCAATATCAACAGCATATTTTCCAACATTTATACCACCACTTTCCCTCGATCTCGTGGTAAGTATATGAACGGCATTTTTCCAAGTGGAAAGAGGTGCAGATATACTAACGGCGAAAACGGGAATTATCGTCTGAAATAAATCATATGACAAAAACCTTCTTCTCATTATTTTATTTTTTTTGCAAGATAGCATTTTTTTTCATAACAAAAGAAACCAGTTCTCTATCATCGCTGACTGAGAACTGGTAAGAAAACAATTTCAAAAAAAATTAAACCTACATAACCTTTAAAGTAAGAACAAAAAAACGTATAGTCTACTCTTTGACAATGCTAAGATAGCATATTAGAGCCATATTGTAGTAATATAAGCCCAATATTCTTCGTCTACTTGTAGCTCACATCATCGTCTCCTTCTGAATCAGGAGTGGCACCGATGAAAAACATCATTGACTTGTTGTTCGTCTGCTGCCACCAGTTATAGGCACGTGCTACGTCTTCCGGCGTCTTAATGTTATACCATTGTTTGATAAACGTCTGTTTAGCGAGTTGTCTAAATAACTTAGACTCACCTTTGTATGTACCAGATGTTACTTTATCAAGTGAGTAGTTCCTGAGATCGGTGAGATCCTTCAGTTTCCGTCCCATAACAAAAGGGTCATTAATGATATCCACCACATTAAGCTCCATAATAAACGGCATCTGAGATGCTATTTCATTTATGGTTCTGAATCCTACATAGGATCCGAATTGAGTAAGCCAGCTTTCCTCGTTTTCATCATCATCACGCCATCCGGCAAGAAGCATAGACACGGCCTGCATGATGAGGAACGTGCCGGCATAAACACTGAGGCGTTTAAGATTAGTCTTTTCCACCTCACCCATCTTATCTTTATTTTCGTTCCAGGCATCTATGATATTTTTCATACCAGGCTCGGAAGCTAAGCTAAATGTTTTAGCTATCATATTCTTTAACGTAATTGACAGCCCTTCCTCTTCTTGCATTGTCTGGAAATTGAATCCCCTTCTTTTCCACAGACGTTGAGCCGCCAGCACCAGCCATCCTCGGTGGGCAGTCATGAACCTGGCTATCCAGTTGCGGGATGCGGCGGTCCGGTTTTCTTCATTCAAAGATCCGTTACATATCTGAGACAGGCTACGAACCTGATTTCGGGTTATAGCCATCTGAGTTTCAACCTCCTCAACAGTAACACCCGATCCTGGTTTCACAACCACCTTGCCGTCTACGACATCTACCATACTCCATAAAGTACGATCTTTTAATGCATCCCATTCTCTTTTTATGGTGCTCTGTTCTTTATTGCGTTCTTTTTCCATCTTGAAATCCTGGAACGTGTAGAACCGACCTTTGTAATAACGAACGTTATCCATAGTAGCGATCATAACCTGCGGATCAAGAGGGTAGTTCATGATTTCCATAAAAGCATACATCGGTGAACGCATTAAGGTCCGGGCCACCCTATTATATCCGGCACCATACATACGATTTCGGATATTGAATATCCCCATTCTCTCACCTATGACATATAATTTGCTTTTTCTATCTATGTCTCCGGTTTCTGCTATACAAGATGGCGCAAGACGTGAAAACTCAGCCGATGCATATTTAAGGGAATCTTTGCTTATATATTGTCCTACGGCAGATTCCATGATGAGGTTAATATGACCTGTCAGAGCGCCGGTAGCTGCCACAAACGGGGACAGCGCTAAGTTCATGACCGACATAAACCTTTCAACGGCCATCATAATTCTTGTAAGATCTATCGTGTATCCACCGATGTTAACCGTAAGTTTCTTGGTGTTCATCCTAATGCCATAATAATGGTCATTAAAGAAGTCTCTAAACATCTGGTATGCTTGAGTTGCCTCAGCTTTCTTACCGCCTTCAAATTGCTTATTCAGTAACATCTGCTCCAGTCCTTGGGCAAGCTCTATAGACTTCTGCTTTTCGTTGTATAACGATGATTGCATCATAAGCATCGAATAAGAATAACCAAAATCATGAGATACGTCATCTTGGTTCTCTAATTCATATATGTAGTATTTAGGTATAGACCTAATCCTATCTTCTGGATCATATACTTCCCCTTGTCTGGTTTTACCGTATAGAGAATCGTCTACTCTGTCCAGACAGAGATCTGATACAAAATTACGAACCGTATTTTTGAAGTTGATACCCAATCCCTCCATACGTTCTATATCTTGTTTGGATATCTGTGGAATAGCATACAAATTGGGGCTCTGCTCTTTGTATAAGGAAAGGGATTGTCTTTTTATTTCCTTAAGTTTTTGAATCATATTCCATTGCTCTACGTTTTTAGTAGCAATCTCATTACCATCAGCATCATATCTAATGCCGAAGTCATTGAAATACGATTCATCACGATACAGGCTCTTCTTGGGCATACGATAACCATACCCATGATCTTTTACATAATCTGGGTTACGACCGCTATTTTCAGCTTCAGATTCAGCCACCCACGCTCTTGCAGGGTCGAAAGACAGGTACGATATATTCATACCATAATCTTGTGTGGATGTCCCGTTCTGTACGTCTTTAACCATCTGTGCCACGTCTATCTCACCTCGACCTATTTTACCAAGCATAGCCGCATATCCGGTAGGAGCCATGCGTTTGTAATATGAAAAGACTTGACTTCTGGCAAATTCATTAACAATAGCATTAGCCTCTTCTATACCTGATTCTCTTGTGTTATTTAAAAACAAGCTGGCCATCTTAGTATTGACAGCATTCCTAAAATCTCTACCGTCTAATTCTTTGCTTATTCCAAGCTTTTCTGACAAGTAGTTGGTTTCAGATACAGTAAACAAATATCGGTTATCAGCAGCCTTAAATAGTTTATCCCTTAAGGCTTGAATCCTTTTTGCTTTCTTTGCCGTAGTATGACGTTGCACAAACTTCCATTCCACTTCCTTGGAGTCAGCAAGAGCATTTAAATAAGATTGATTGACTTCGTTTTCAGCCTTACTGCTTTTAGTAAGGTATTTATCAATATCTTCAAGACCCACCATCTTAGCATAATCTATTAAAATAGCGTAGTCGGTTTCAATAGCTTCAGATGCAGCCCTAAAAGCATCTCTTTCAGATGAGGTAAATGTCGCTTCATTGATTTCTCCGATGTCAGCCACATCGCGGTTATTCCCAATTATTTCCTTGATGATAGCCCTGTTTTTTTCTATATCTTTCACAATAGCTTCTACGTCTGTCGCATCTCTATCACTTGTCGTAGAATTAATGATATCATGCGCCATTTTAAGATACGAAGCCTTGTTGTTTGATTCGGTGCGTGCCGACTGATCTGACTCTATATCATTCCAAAACTGATCATTAAAAGCCAGGTGTCCTCCTAACATAAGCGTTCTCAGTGCAGCCTCCCCTCCAGACTCACGCTGAATCGTTCTCAATCTTTCCAAAAATGATTCTGATACGGCATTAGTAACATTATTTGATTCTTTTCTCCATACTTCATTTATAGCTTGTATTTCTTTAGCCATCTTGAGTTGATCACCGGTTTTATCGACTCTTCTGGTTCCTACATATATGTATTCTGAAGCTGCTTCCTTACGTTGTTTACGAAGCAGTCCTTCTTCTTCATAATTACTGCTCTTGAAGTAAGCAACCTCATCAAAATTACCATTGCTATCAATAAAAGGTTGCCTCAATATCCGTTTTTGCCGGGAAAGAGCATTAAGGTATTCTTTGGTTGTTTGAGAAACCGGATACCCCAATTCTTCTTCAGCCTTTTTGTATATGGATTCCATTCTTGTGGCATAACTTTCACTAAATTCCAGTTCTGAATTTTCAGCATCCCACTTCTCCATCTGTTCCGTATAAATCCTTTCCTGCTCGATGGTAAAGATGTCGGTATTAACCCTATCAGAAGAAGGTTTGAATTTAGCGTTCTCAGTAACCGTATTTCCATCCTTGTCAACTACTTCTCTTTTAAATACGTAATTACGGTTATTGTCAACCACATCATTGATTTCTTCTTCTGATATATCTATGTTCATGGCAGTTGCAAACGCTCGCATCTGCGCCAGCTTCTTATTACGATCGTATTTAGCCATATCAAGAGCACTACGAAGATAATTAGAAGTCTTGCCGTCTACTTTCTGAAGCAGTTTTTCAAATTCAGATTTATTGAAACCATGTTTTTTCGCATATGCCAGGAAGTCGGATATAGCGGGCTGGGCATTCACCATCGCATTGTAATTGTCTTTGGCAATCATAGCTCCAAGAGCGTTATTAAACGGGCTGGAAGAATGCTCTAATATACCGAACCACCTACTTATCCAGGACACATCGTGTTGAACTTTATCAAAGAACTCTTTTACTTTCTTTACCTTATCTGCCGGCACATGAAGTTCGTTCATTAACTTGTCAAGCAACGTACTTTCATCAAGATCTTGTACTGATTTAATATCAGACTGAATACCATTGATGTCGGCAATGACGGTATTGATCCTATTTGTATAATCTTGCTTTTCACGTTCGTCAAATTCGGTACTTCTGTTACGGATATATCCTCGAAGATCGTTCATGATCGGAAGAACCTGATTGTTGATAATATCTACGTTCTTTCGATCATTGGTATTGAAATGAAGCTTACCGTCTTTGGTATCACCATGAAGGATAGTATTTACTACATTGCTTAAGTATCTGACCTGAGCTTCGGCTGTGGAGATCATGCTATTCATGGCAGCCGCCATCTCATTTTTGTCTATTTCGGTCTCTACCTTATTTATCTTGTCTTCTATGGTCTTAAGCTGAGCAAGGGTCATAGATGTAGTTACAGCCCTATCAGAGCTTATCTGACGTAAGTCTCTCAATGTTTTTCTCAATGCCCTGATCTTAGACTCAAGAAACTTGTTCTTGTTCATAGAGGAAAGAGAGTATAATGTAAAATCATTATCCTTTAAAAGAGAAGTATCAAATCCTTTATCTATGTCGGTAATAGCAAGATCACGAATGTTTTTAATAACGTTATTCAAATCTTGTCTTTGGGTAGATAAAGCTGATTTAAGCCAGTTTACGATTCCAGAGAGAAGCTGCCGGACGCGCCCCAGGAAGGAGGTGGGCTCTACGGGCGCCGTTCTGTCCTGCATCTCTCTGGCAAGGATCTTTCCAAGAATTTCTCTCCTAACTACATTGTCAAGTTCAGCTCCTTCATATACCTTACCATATGTATTATAATACTGATTTGCATACCGATTCCATTCTTCAGTGCCTTCTACGTCTTGCAAAACAGATTCAACAGCATTCTGATCTCTGTACGTCTCTACAAGGAAGTGGGCTGTTTCTTCTACTAAGTCAGACAAAGTAGCATCTTCACCGACTGCTATTACGTTATTGGCAATATCCGCCAATGCTTTAGCAGAAGGTTCGTGTCCGTATTTAGTTTGGTACTTCTCTATATAATCGGTCATGCCAACGACACTAACGCCCAGCGTTTTCAGTATCTCAACAATAGAATTTCGTTGATTACGTTCCTCTTGGCTATAATCCGATACTATCTTAGCTTTAGTATCAGCATAAAGATCATTGTCTTCTAATATAAATGAAACTACAAGCGCATCAAAATGATCGTACTTAGCATCCAATTCATTGTATCTTCCAGACTTAAGATCGCTCTTTATCTGCTCCTTGCTAACTCTTTCTGTTCCTCCGGTGGCGAGTCTCATAGTCACCTTACTATTATCCAATGAATTTATGGTTATCATGCCTTGATCATTCATGGAAACATCAGAACTGAAATGATTACGAAGTTCGGTATAAGCTAAGGCTGAATTGAAAAGTCTAATTTGTCCTGCATGTCCTTCTCCTGTAAGATAATAGCTTCTTGTTTCCGGATCGAATATCTTGGATCCTGACAAAAGACCTTTCTTTATAAGGTAGTTTATTATCCCACCTTTTGTTGATAAAGAAGTGGAAGCAGAGGCGGTCATGACAGGTATAAAAGATTTGGGGTTGTTAAGGACATACTTTCCAGCCTTGTAAGTAATGTCTGCCACGCCATCCCAGGCAGATTCTTGAACGGTGCCAGATAAGAATCCTATTCTGATATCATTCCCGCCAGAGCGAAGAGCTTCTCCGTAATCTTCAAATAATTGATTACGATCATTCATAAAAAACAAACGAGGTTCTCCAGTCTGATACGTTACACCCACAGGATTAGAATCTGTTTCTGGTAGCTCTTCTGGACTAAATATCTTAAGACCGTCTTTTATAACCATATAATTAACATCATTATCCTGTACCATAGATACGGGAGTGAAGTCCGAAGATATAGCATCTTGTAGATACTGCCCTGAGTCTATTCCTGGTTCTTCCGGCACGGAGATCCTTGACGGAACCATAGCATCCACCAACATAATATTATCACCCAGATCTTGGCTATAGAATCCAAAGCCTGATTCTTGAATCCCATAAGGTGCATCTGATTTCGACACAAGAATAGGGTTGCTCATCTTAGAAGCCTTATCCAGCACCCTTTCTCTATAGGTCTCTGGAATAAGGCCGATGTTAGATTTTACTTTATTGTAAGCCTGTTTGTTGATAGGCACATTCCTTCTCCAGTCACCAAAAGCCTTTAAGAACTTATTAGAAAATACGGTTTTAAAAACAGTAGTAGCCCGTTCCCTATTTTCCATAAGAGGAATAGATGCTATCTTATCGAATAACATAGACCTGTCCCCTGATCTGGTAGAGACAGAAACAACTTTCTTTTTATTATCTCTTTTAATAATACACGTTGATACCATGATAAAACATTTTTGTTATGAGACAAAGGTAGCCAAAAATCAAGCATATCATAAAAAATTAAGCCATCTAACTTCTCAGTCTGATGGCTTAAAAATAATATGAAAAAAAATTATAATCTGACGCAAATCGTCAAGTTACGCTTATGCATTGTATTTGTACCCATTTCTATGAATAAACCTTCCCGATTCGAACCTTTCCACATCATCCGGTCCAATAGGTCCGCAGTCTTCCCTCCTTGCCTCATACCACAGCCCAGGCTTACGAAGTCGGCAAGTTATGATATAATTGAAGCAATTGTGCGTAAAATGAAAAACAGATCCTACAGGGAAATACCTATCAGCTTGAAATACGATTCTTTTTCGTTTAGTATCAAACGTGATATCCCCTACTATCTTAGCCACGTAATAGCTTCTGCCATTTAACGTTTCATCTGTTTGTGGTATCCAATAATAACCTTTTGTCATGCCACAAATATATAAAAAAAGTCGGACAAGATACATGTCCGACTTTTTTTTTACTTTGATTCGTTTTCAAACCGCTTTATAAGAGAAGCAATATCATCACCACAAATAAACATCATTCTACGTTCTTCTTTTGGTTTATGAGACGTTGGGATGGTTTTGTTTATTTTAATCTGATTCGCCAGACCTCTGCCTAAACGAATATCAGCTTTTTTACCTTTAATGTTGAACTTCATAGATTATTTGTTTAAACAGACCAATTCCGTCTATTATAATATGACCGCTTCGCATACGACTATTATTAAGATTGTAAAGGAAATTAAAACCACTTTCTTTTTCTTGTCTTTCAAAAGAACTGATATCCTTTCCTCTACGAGCTCTTCCAAAAGCCTTCTTAAACAACTTTCCTCTGAAGGTCTTGACAAGGTTCTTGGTAGCTTTATTACCGGCTCTTATCGTTACTTTCCTTGCCTGGTTTTCTGAGACAAAACTGCTTCGGAAAATATACGATGCTGCTGCTTGTATATCTTGTTTAGTAATCATATGCATATGCCAAACATTTCTTTCAGAATACTGATCTTTAATTATTCTTATATTATCTATGTATCTGGTTTTCAATAGGGATTGATTCACGCCCCATTGATTATTAGATACTTGCAAAATTATAGAATCATCATCATCCACATGTCTTTTTATCGCATCTTTAGCATTTACATACCCAAGAGATTTAGCTACATCTGACGCCACAAACCAAACATCCCCTTTTGGGTCTACAATAATTCTAAGCTCTCCAAAATCAGAACTTTCAAAAACAGAAACTTTATCCATAATAAAAAAAATAGGCCCAAAAGAGAATGTCAGATCCCACTATGACAAACCCTAATGAGCCAAAAATATCTTTCAACATCAAACAACCAGAGGTGGGATCTCGTTGTTCATTGTTTCTGGAACAAAGATAGGAACAGGATTTTAAATATCAAATGTTTTAATACTTTTTAAAACAAACCAGGACCCGCATCACTGCGAGCCCTGATCTACACTAATCTAAACTAATACCATGAAAAAACTTAAATCTAAAAACTAAAGAATACACAAATGTATGAAAATGTACGCTTTTCACAAAGAATCCGTATCCTGTTCTTTTGTGTGATTCAAGACATGGGATATAGTTCTGATACTTAATCCGGTTTGATTTCGTATCAGATTATAAATATAGGATTTTGAAACTACAGTTCTTAATTGACCTAAATCATTCATAATGTCTTTATACATAAGATGAATGCTGTTGTTACGTTTGATGGTACTGATTCTCATTTCCTACCGTTATTAGTTACGTTCCGTTCTTACTTTTTCCCTTTTTCCATAATCCCTTCCTGAAACTAATATTGCAAACTTAATGAAAATAATCCAAAAACAACGAAAGTCTGACTTTTCTTGTATGTTGCTGATATATGTACATATATAAGAAAAGTGAGACTTTCACAAGCCTCACTTCCCAAATTATAACTATGAAAAAACTATATATATATACAAAAATTATTTGCATTCCAATTTGTTAAGATCATCCAATTCAGACTTGCTTACGGTCATGTCTTGCGTCAGGCCGGATCTGTTTTGGTATGGAGCGTAATCGGTTTCTACCATCTTAGCCTTCTGAGTAGAATCGTATTTCACCTCCGATTCGGTTCCTGTCAGATTTTGATAGATAGAGCCGGAACTGCTCTCGCTTACTTTAGTCCAGATCTTGTTACCTACTCTTATAAAATTATCATAAATACCTTCGGCTGTTATAACACCATCTTGCTCTACAATATTAGAGCCCGATTTTTCTTTTAACAAATACGGGTGCCTGGTATAAAAATAGTGTTCAAAATCATTCTCAGCATACGAAGAGTCATACCTCTCCAAATAAAACAATTTTGATAAAGAAGGGTCGGTGCTGGTCATGCTATAATCAAACAACATTGACCGATCTTTTCCAGATAAAGATAATTCTATTGATTTCAAAATATCAAGATCACCAGAAATAAGACCCAAAGATGGACCAGGTTTGAAGTCAAGATACTTATAGGCATTATCATATAATTTTGTTTTATGGAGTTTGTTGTCAAGGTAAGATTGGTATAAATCGAATAAGGATAATGGGTTTTCGCTATCTTGTTTTTTGCTCATATATCGACTATACTCCCGATCCACATCCGCGTAAGAAACGTCGAGTACCGCCGGGTGCCCAAACGCCAGCCTGGTCATTATCATGGCCTCCGTGTTCTGGGAATCCATGAACGATCTGACATATTTTTTAATAGAATCCATGAGCGTATTATCATCTACATTCCATACTTTCTCCTTGTCCAAAACCCCATTATTAAAACAAGATTCAGGATATATTTTAGCAGGGAAGTAAGTTAGATAGTGTTTAGCCAGCACCGTTGATATTTGATACATCTTATTAAGATCATCTTTATAGATTCTTTGATATAGATTATCTTCCACCTTAAGCAATGAGTGCTTCTCAAATGCTTCTACTGGATCTATATCGGATTCAGAATAAACGATATTCAAATTATCCATATTCTCTGGTAACGATCCAAAATAATAATCTGTACTATCACCAAGAACATCGTCTATAGAAGATGCCAGCGTAGGAGCATAATTCACATCATTGTGCCTGGCCACATAAATATCAAGATCCAGCATCAAATTATCTATCTTAGCCAAAGATTCTTCTGTACCATCATAAGTCTCTGACGCCCCTATTATATCTATGCCAAACCACATACAAGCCTCTTCTATATCCCATATCATGCTTCTTAAATCAGATTCGGTGTCAGCGTTAGCCCTATTTAAATAAGCTGATATACGAGCTCTTAAAAATTCTATTTTACCGGGATTATAATAAGACAGGTCTTGTAGCTTAGATAAAGACCTTTTCTTTCCTTCTACCACATCATCGCCTTCTATGTTTATTACCGGCATCTTTTCCATAGATGAAAACTCATCAAACATAGATTCAGCAAATTTTTTATCAGAAACAAATTTCTCGACCAGCTCAGGATACAGGTTCCTCAACGATTCAAAAGCGGATGAAGATTCAGAAAAGTTTTTTATGCCGCCTACTGCTTTGCACATAGCCCAATAAAGCTCAGAAGGATTATATGGTACTTTTTTACCAAATTGGTTAAACACTCCCTCCTTGTAAACAATAGGACCATACTGATAGTTAATAGACATAAAATAATTATCTTTTTCCCTATCATGTTCGTTATTGGAATAATCCAATAGCTTCCTCATGGATGTCGAAACTTCATTAAGAACAGAAGGATCAGATAAGATTCTACTTATCTCTGTTTCATCATACAAGCCTGATCTTCTTAAATTCTGCTCATTCAGTATCAAACTACCATCTACATAAAAATAATGAAGAATGATGTTGGATAATGATGATGCCGTATAAACACCATAGGTAGATAAAAGAAAATCTCTTACATCCTTAACATCCTGAGCCGTTAGAGGATCGGCAAAATAAGTTTGACGCTTCATATACGACAGTACGTCATCCAAAAGAGGTTCGCCATTGGAGTCTGTATTAAACATCTCCCCAGGGGCAGGGTTATTCCAATGACCGTAATACGACAAAAAATCAGGAGTATAAGCCTTCGCCCATACCTGAAGAGCCCGCTCGCTATCTCCCAATACTTTTAATGCACTTTCATATAGAACGGAAGGCTCCCCGTTAGGAGCCTCAACTCGTTCTATAATATTATCCTTTTTTTCTATCTGACATTTTAATCCCATGACTTGTATTTTTTGACAAATATAGTTAACATTCTTTGTTTAACTCATTTATTGAATCATAATTATCAGAATTTTTTACAAGATTCTTATTCCTGTCTATCTCTTCCTGACTCATGTTTTTTATCATGTTCTGTATTTCTCTTCCAGATTGTAATAAGGAACGTATAAATTCACTGGAACTTATTTTAACTCCAAGATCGGGTTTAGCCCTGAACGCCTCACCGGTGTTGATGTTGTACAAATCATACAAACCTGAGTTCATGTAGAATTTGTATATCCAGTTTCCACCAGCTTTCTTGTATCCTAATTTGGTTAGCTCAGTTACACTCATGCCAAATTTAATGCCATTACGAGCCATTATCTTCTCTGGTATAGATTCTACCTTAGCCGGAACAGATGTATATGCTTCGTTACCGCCATACAGGAAATAAGGAGATGTTACCCTTGATATCGGAGGAAACACTTCTTCGGCTATATAAGGTTTATCTTTTACAGCCTTAGACTCTTGCTTTGGATTGGATATTCTAATAAAAGGATTGTAAGTCATAAAGGTTAAACCGTATTCCACCTTATATCCCGACACGTTATTGAGGCTCCTTATAGCTTTAACTGTATGATTATGGGCAATAGTATCTATCCCATATCTGGATTCCATATCAGTCATGATATTATTAACCTCATCTCCTTCTACATAAATCTCATCTCCTTCCTGGATAGAGGTTATGCCGGCAGCCCTTCTAAGTAACCATAAAGTAACTTCGGCAATATCAGAGAACTTATTTCCGTTCTTACTATAGTTATCTACTCTTCCCTCTTCAGATCCAGGTAATTCAACATCTCCTTTAACTTCGACATTTGTTCCGGATTGTCCTTCGACTTCTCCATCTCCCTTTTTATCGCCATCTTCCTCAGTGCGTACTGCACCGCCTTCTGTACTTCCTTCTTTTCCATCATTTAAAATATTATCTGATTCTGACTCTATAGACTCCACAACAGCATCATACTCTGGAATGCCGCTAAGGAAATCCGCTACGTTATTCAAAAACTCTATTTTTTCCTCGTTTGTCATATCAAGGCTTTCCACGGGCCCCCATATGGCAGGCAAGTTGTTTGATTCTATTGCAGTAGAAACATCTTCTACAGTTTGGTTATCCACCGTAGACAAAACTTCAGAAACCAAACTATTGATGTCAGATTCCATTTTTTCTACTTCCTCTTTTGTGCCATATTCTTTTAGGGTATCCATGCCATTGACTCTAAGAGAATAATTCAAAGCCTTGCTTGGAACAAAATTAATATATTTCAAAAAGTTTTTCAACTCTGATATAATCTGTTCATCAGATCTTGGACCAACATAATCCACTACTACCTGATCTGTTTGAGAACGAAGCCAAGAAACGTATTCTTCTAAGGTCTTACCACCTTTACCGGAAGGAGTGGATATTTTATCACCTACTGTTCCTTTAGGTTCTAATCCCATTTCCTCTTTAAGACTTTTTGGATTACCTCTCTCACGAAGAAACCTCAAATCGCCTCCTACAATCTTCCTTGCTATAAAATCAAAAATATTAGCATAAGGCGGCAATCCTTCTTTTTCTATATGAGATTCTATTTCGTTTAACATAAGAGAGAAGTTTTTCCTGGAGGTACGCTTCTTGCCAGGTAAAGACTGCGCAGCTTGTGCCGCAGGAGCCGGCTGAGTTGATGGCGTCGGCTGAGTCGCTTGGACAGGCTTTTCTTCTGGCGTTTCCTCTTCATAAACATCCACGTCTTCTTTAGAAGTAACGGTCTTACCCTCATCAGAGAAAGGAAGATCATCTTCTATAAGTGATTTAGGTCTGGAAGATGATTTACCAAACTGGATCCTGATCTTAGGAGCGACAAACATCTCACCTTCGAAATCTATTCCAGATTCTACTTCAGACGTCACAATATCTTTCACGCTCCTACTTCCGTCTTCTACCCACTTAACAACATCAGGGACCGTAGATAATTTTTCTATAACCTCACGAGCTTTTCTAAGCCCTGAGATAGGATTCAAATACGATACCTGATATGAAGCCGGATCAAGGCCTAACTTGGTTAGATACGCATTGAGATCTTGTATGTCATCTTGACCTATCTGTAGCAATTCAGAATCACCGGATTCAAGCAGCATATCTATAAAAGACATCCATTTCTGCCCTTCCTCTGATTCTACAGAACGTAGGCTAACAGGGAAAAGATAATTAAGACCGTTTTTACCCTTGATAACAACTACCGGAACTCTTACATTTTTGTAATTGTTTTTCTTATCGTTTAATATAGAATAAGCAAATGGGAATCCTGTGTATTTAGAACCGTTCTTAAGCACGACTTTGCCGTTTAAGACATACCCCACATCAGATACTTTTTCAGCACCTTTTTCGGTAATAGGGAGATTTTCTACCTGGCCATATCCTTGACCGTTTACCTTCATGTTAAAAACTGGTCTTCCGGGAAGGGTCTGGGCAACAACATGCGTGCCGACGCCGATGGTAGCCGACCGGCCAGCGTCATTCTTCCACTTGTTAAAAGCCGTTCTTCTTATTTTACTTATACCATCTATACCACCCGTGTCAGCTTTTACAACAGAAACGAATCTGTTTCCACTCATGACCTTGATAACCATATTGGATACCAACTTATTTTCGGCAGATTCTATTTTATTTCTATCTCCGGACTGAACAGCGTTATCATATTCGGTAAAAAGAGACTGATTATAAGTATCATTGACATCTATCTCAAGATTAACCTTATCTCCTTTTTTCAAAGAAGATAATGCTTCTTGGTCTATTTTATCTACTTCATTCTCCCCGAATCCTACACCTGTTCTGTACGGAACCAACTCATCTGAATCAAGACGCTTATAAACCAAAGAATAGGAATTACCCACGTCCTGAATAGACACATCTGTGTAACGGTTAAGAACACGAGCCGATTCTTTGTCTATAGACCATCTCGCATGATAAGGAAGTTCAATTATAGTAGCCGTTTCTCCACCTATGTTAAGGGAATACCTTTTAGTGCCATTAGCGTTCGTTTCAGAACTTATTTGAATAGGAACCAATGATTTTATTGAAGATATAAATTTATCGGCTCTAAGACCTGCAATTTCATACCTTTCATTGCCGTCGTTGGAGATCCTTCTTACCATCAACGTCTCTGGATTCTGGGCACTATCTATGTTGGCTCCCGGCGTATTATCGGATTCGTCTAATTCATTTACAAGAGAATCTATATTAACATCATCTTCCCCAAAATTACTCAACGTAGATTCAGAGATACGACCTTTGTCAATAATCCTGTTTTGTTCGATATAAGGAAGGAGATCCGTGATGTTTCCAACCTGGCCAAGATCTTCTATGGTAAATACCGAATCGGCAAGCTTATCTTCGTCAACTTTCTCCCCTTTGTCCCGTCTGTTCATTATATCCACATACGAAGAAATAGCATCATCAAGTTCCTGCCTTTGATCTGATTCCAAATTTGATTTAGCCATATCAATAACGGCCTTGTTTTCCTCATACACAGATCTTGGACTTGTAAGCCTATCAGCCCTTTCGGATAATGATTTTATGAGATTAATAGGACTGTCACCTAAAGACGATACATAATCATCAAAATCTTGTTTGTGTTTATCATACACATCTTTTTCCCTTGCAGTAAGAAGATCAGCATTTCCTGTATATAATTTATCAATTATAGACTGCCTCACGACTGGAACCATAATAGGGTTATCCATAGCAGCTTCATAATCTTCATCCGATACAGATTCCGTAAGCGGCGACTCTTTTATATTATCTTCCGCTTCCTTCACCCTATCTTCTCTTACTTTATCAAGTGCGTGCATAAATGCCTTGATAGTCCAAGCTTCATCTTCCGAAATCTTACCTTCTGACATAGCCTGATCTACCACCTCATCAGTATCATATTCACCGACTTTATTAGGCTCTGCAAAATCAGGAACCTTGTCATCCTCCTTATAAGGAGTAGACCACAAAGAAGACAACGCTTTTAAAAATCCTCTGTTTTCCTCGGCTAAGAATCTTTTATCAAGCATCTTAGACAAGAAGTTATTCATATTCCTATAGTCCATCAAACTCCTACGGTATTCATTTACCAAGGATCTCATGGCTTTATCTTTAGCTGTAAACTCCTTTTCTTGTCTTGATTTTACATTGAAATAATCATCAAAAGCCACGAGCGTATCATAAGCCTCTATTGCATCTTGTGAGCTTATAGGAGAAAGAGGTGATGATAAAACAGATTCGGTTTTACTTACCAACTCTTCTATCGAAAACTCTTTTCCTATTAACGTTGATAACTCAGACAACGAATTATTGTAATTGGTTCTAAGATCTTCCAATTCTTTGGTTTTTCGTTGTATAGATTCAGCTTGTGGGTCTTTTCCATCTACGTTACGAGGACGGGTGGCAAGATCTTCTATTTCGGATTCAAGTTCTTCTATCCTTGATCGTATGCCACGGATAGCCATCGCCCGCTCCCTCGCTCTGTCCGACAGCCGGGAGAACGTACTTAGCGCATCTGCCACGCGAGGCTGTCCTGAAAGCGTTTCTATGACAGAAGCTATGTCTTTCATTCTTGATTCTGATTGAAGACCAAGGAAGGCATTACGAGCCACGTATTTTCTAAATTCAATCTTAGAGTCATCGCCTATAAGATCTTCAGCAAAACTCTGAGCAGATCTGAAATCAGAAAGACGATTATTATAATTATCAATAATAGAGTCCTTGTATTTCTTTGCCTCTTCTAAAGACATCCCATTAGCTTCAGCTATTTCTGAAATAGGCATCATATCAACCATCTGCCTGAAATTCTCAGCCGAATCCTCTAAGGTCCCCATTTGATTATCAATAGACATCTTTTCAAACATAGCATCATCAAGTTCCTTACCGGTCATAGACTGAGCATCAGAACGAACTTGCGGACCTAAACTCATTGACTTCTTCAACGTATTCAAAGCCGCCGTATTAAGATTAGAAGATGCTTTGTTGTATTCATCCACCTGCCTCTCCAGTAATATCTGACTATTACTATACTCTTTTACCCCAAAGAAGCCTTCTCTCATGCCGAATAAAGAACCGATAATAGCACCGATTCCTATTTCAGTCCATCCTTCTTTAGACGTATATTGTTTTTTAAATCCGTCAGAAATAGCATCAAGAACATCGACGGCTCCGTTCATAGCCACATTGTCATATCTTGACTTAACATATTCTTCAGCCGTGTTCTGGACAGCACCTTGAGACCCTTCTTCCCATAAGCCTTCAGACACCGGTCTTTTCATGATATTGAAAACATTACCAGCTATCTTCTGTCCTATGTTAGGGTTGGTTATCTTAATAGCCATCTCTCCTGGCTTTGTAACTTCCGTCCCTAATCCAAATAGATGCTTATTAAGTTTCTTTTCCAGTCCTGGTATAGCCTTTCCTCTTAATCCTATGTATTTACCAAACAAGAGCCAGTTGGACAATCCTACTATACCCATATTAGCTGCAAATATCGCACTACCTACATCAGCATTAGAATTACGAAAAACAGCCATTTCCTCAGCATTAGGATCACGACCATAAATTTTACGATAATAATCCTTGAAGTCGGATTCGGATTGTTTCATAAAAGAATTTGCTTCAACCGATGACTCAAAGCCGGCACTGGTAGCCAACAACGTCATGGTCTTAGCAGCCTCTCCTACATTCCTCCCGGTAGCAACTCCTTTCCTTACATAGTCGTTAAACACACTTTTGAGACTTCCTATACCTCTATTGGCAGCTTGTCTTGCTGCCAGCTTAGCTCCGACTCTTCCACCTAATTTGGCGCCTATGTTACCTAATGAACCAACTCCCAGTCCTCCGGTCATGTATGCTGATATCATGGCTCCTACGGTAAAAGACATTCCGTTACCAAGGACGTCATTCCATAAAAAATTACCAGTATCCTTAAAAAGCTTCTGACCAAAATTGTAATCTTCTACTTCTTTCTTGTAATAATGTGGAAGAAGCATGTCTATTCGCTGATCAAGATCACCAACAAACTTATCCATGTTCGTATTCAAAGCTGCCTTATAACTTCCCTCTGAAGCCATATTAATAAGCTTGTCGGGTAATGATATAGTTCCCTGGGCCCCATACAATGCAGACTTTAAGGCAAATTTACCTACACCATTCCAAAACTTACTCCAACCACTTTGCCTTCTGGCATAATAATCCTCATTATTTATACCTGGGATATAATTGGGATATTTTGTGCGCCATACCCCATCATTACCCATCTGATGACTTTCACGGATACTTACCTTCGGTCCATAGGGATTAAGAAGCGGCGGGGCGGGTGTAGCCCCCCTGTAGCTGTTGCGGGCCAGTGCCTCTGAGTAGCTGTTGCTTATCTCCTTGGCTATATACGGTTCTTCATACTGGGCAGCAGCTATCCTTGATGCATAATCTGGAAATTCAGGTTGAGCATACACGCCCTCTCCCGGCATATAATTAGGAACCAGAGGCGTTGTCGTCTCTGGTAATGTAGCCGGAGTGTAATTTTCTTCTTCGGCTAATTTCCTTTGCCTTGCCACATCTTCGTAAGTGGTTTTAGCAGCAGGATTATATCTATTTACATTACTGTCTGTTGCCATAAAGCTTTTGCAAAAAATCGTTCAACTTACTAAACTTATCGTTATTGTTGGGCGTAATATCCATCCCTCTCATATACGGATCCCTCATCTGATCAAGACGCTCCTGAACAGCTTCCTTCACGTATTTTACAAAGAAATACTGAGGACACTTCTGGTAAATGTTATTCCAGTAATCCGCATACTCATCATTACCTGGATCCAAAGGAACAAAATCCGAGAATAACAATGCAGGATTTTTAGAATTTTTAGTCCTTTTGTCATAGAAATTGACCGCTACCTCTCTCGAACCCCTATCATCCATTCCTTCCAACTGAACTGATATGTTATCAGACATGTCAATAAAATTATCGACAAGGGTTTTAACAACATTCATTTCTTCTGGCTTAAGGTAAGAACCATGTATTTTTACTATATCATAAAGATCATTCTTGACATCAGCCTTAGAAGCCAAACGGGGAAGACCATTACGTATAAGATACTTATCATAAGAATAACCTTCCTTCTTTCCCGTATCTACAAAATCACAGGTTCCAAAACTTGATTTGTAACCATCTACCGGATAATTGCGCTCCTCAACTGAAGGATCTATGCCTGCCTTAAGAAGCTCATCATTCGTAATCTCTACCCTTTCTGTAACATAAGAGTCTCTACCGGATCCTACTTGAGCAGTCAAAAATCTTCTGACAGTGCCATTATCTATCTCGGCGTCCATATTAATGGTATTAATAGCAGTAGGATCCAAATTATTTACCTTTCCCGCCATGTAACCAGACAATCTTCTAAACTGAGCCTTCTGCAAAGACTTTTCCGGTGAATCAGCATTCCAATTGTATCTTTTGTAAGAATCAAGGTAATGATACTGAGATAACTTATCAGAAATCTGATCGGGAGACACGGACATTTTTATCTCATCCTGCATCTGACCTGCTATCATATCAGACACCCTACTGTTTTTCTCAGCATATCTTAGCTGGGTAATAGTTAACGGTTCACCTTCCTGATAATCTTTTAAATCTATATCACCGTCCTTATCTATGGTCATATAATCAGATATATTAAAATCAGGATCGCCATTGAGTTTCTTCATTCCATTAATAAGAGCCAACGTACCAGTAGAAGAACTATTGCCCTCGCTTGTAATAGCATCAGATATGTTTTTCCCCAACTTACCGGCACTTGCCTTAGCTCCTAATGACGGAGATATAGCACTAAGAATATCTATTCCTCTTGAAGGATCCATCATATATTCTCTAAACCCTACGGCATCGGATACACCAGTTGTTATGGCCGTGGCGAGTAGGAAAGCTCCAGCCTTATCATCTGTATCGGTAAGATTTATAAAAGAATTTCCTTTCATGAACTTAGCATCACGAACTTTCCTGATAATATCCTTATTTTTTTCAGTAACTATATTATCTATTTGATAATCAGTTATATTATTTATAACCTTCAAAGCTCCATTTGCCTTAGAATCAGAAACCAATAAAGCGTCATAAGCTTCCGACAATCTGTTATTGCCTTGTCCTAAATATCCGTTTTTATGACCTCCATTATTTTTTAAATACGAATACACTCGTTCTTCAGGAGTCATATTAGCATACAATCCTGGGTCAGTCTTTTCTTCTTCGTATGATGCTGCAACGATATTGCTTCTGTCTGTAGGAGATAATGAATTATATAGTTTCAATAAATTTGCTCTACGCTCTGTGGAAGAAGATGTGAGTTGTTCATAAGGGATATTAGCCAAATTAACAGATCCTATCTTACCCGTTCCAGAATTGATAGCCGTAGGCCCGTCCATAGGAGCCATCGGCACTCCTACACCGCCTGCTCCTCTTGTGCCCCCGGATGAGCTTTTAGTGCCCATCTTGGAACCGTAAGTACGCATGTATTCGGTTTCAATCTTAGCCTGAGCAAGCTGCTCATTCGCCAATGATATTTCAACCATAGACTTGGCATTGTCAGTCAAAAACTTTTGCTGAGCCCTATCCTCTGCCAACCTTGCAAAATAAAGATCATCTTTCTTCCTTTCAAAACTTGTATTGTCGTATCTCCATGCATCAATCATCTTATCGAAAAGATTATTAGTGACAACAAAATTAGCAGCAGCTACCGGATCTGACGAAGCTATTATCATATCTGCCTCCCTCTTAGCTTCGGCTTTCTGATTTTTAGCTTCCTGTATCTGACTATCGATACGATCAATAATATCCTTATTATCCCCTACTGATTTCTTTTTTGCTTCCAATGCTCCTATGTGCCTATCGTATCTTTCGACATAAGATCCAATGTATTGGCTAACCAAATCCGGATTACTGAATACCGGATTGGTAGCTGCCATGTATGATGCTTCTATTCTCATCTGATTCCTCATGTTTTCAGATAAGTTAGCAGACACGAAATTCCTTATCTGGGAATCAGTAAGTTCATCTACGTTGACTTCTATAATTCCACCGGTAGGTTTACCCTCTACATCATATTCTGTAGTCTGAATCTTCCTTCCTTTATTGTTTTCCCTAAAATCACTGACCAGCTTATTTATTTCCTTAGTATAATCAATATAAGGAGAATAATGAAGACCTCCAAGCCTCGATCCGGCTTTACCATCTGATCGCCATTTATAATAAGGATCCAAAGCATACCATTCATTAATAGGAGAATAAAGTTCAGGATGATTCTGTTTTAGAGATTCTATTTCCCTCATAACCCTCTTGCCTTCTTTTGTGCCGGCAATCGCGTTAATGACCGTATCATCCAACACCGAACTTATTTCTCCTTGTATGGCTCTTGTAACACCATCAGAAGAAAGATCCACGCCTTTGAATTTTTGATTGATGTTAGCAATCACGCCTGACATCTTATCTTCCATATAAGCACGGGCTTCAGGCTTATCTATCTCTTGACCCATAAGATAATCTACCTGGGTATAGATCTTTTCACGAGCAGCATCAACCTTCTGCTGTTTGTACATCATAACGTCCTTAACAAGATCTATGTTGTAAGGACTAACATACGGGGCATATTGCCTTAAAATACTATACTGTGAAGCCACTATTTGGTCCTCCTTCTTCTTTTAGTTTCATCATCTTCTTCATTTAAACTTCTCAAGTAAGGTGTGGAATAATCACCCATATTCATCACATCCTGATTACCTTGAACGTAAACAATCTGGCCATTTGGAAGCATTCTCATATTCGGAGCTATGGAAGCTATGGTATTCAAAGATGTACGAACATTAAACTTATTCTGTATCTCGCTGTTTATGCTGTCATAATAACGAGCAAGATTTTCATCCCTTATAGCCATAGCCTTCAACAATCCGGATTCATAACGTTGCCTTTCCGCTATGTTCTTATCGTCTGTTTGAACATAAGCCATTTCATTGAATCTATCAGCTTCGTTTATCTGCCTTGCATTATTGAAATTTACTTCGTTAATGTACTTGGCTATATTGCTTCCGGCTATGGCGTTCATATTAGCCAGAATAGCGGAACGCTGGGAGTCGGGCACGTCACCTATTGCGTCCAACTGAGCCGATGTCGCACGGTTAAGCTCGTTGATATACTGATCAGCAGATTGCAGAACCGGGTCTATTCTCGGAGCCTGATGCCTTTCCAGTCCCTCTATCTCTAATCCGGTATCAAGCATCCTCAACATCTCAGGGAATATAGGCCCTGATAAAGCAGGGCCCATGCCCTTGCTTCTGTTTGTATCATCCTCTTCATCTACATCCGTTTCTACAGTAGTATTAATAACAGGATTTTCTTCCTTCACTTCTATCCTGCCCGAAGAACCTGGGTTGGGAGATTTAGAACCGATTCCTACAGGTTCAGCTTCTATAGGTTTTGATGCTGAGTTTACGGCTTCTAAAACAAAGTCCATTTCCGACATCAAACCGCTATCTTTTAAAGCAGCAAACTTATTATAATCGGCACCCAGAATCTTCTTAGCTGCATCAGATTTATCACCAAATAAGTCAACATAATTTTTTATTCCTTTTTCGTTCAACAATCTTTTTTGTTCAGGAGTAACTACATCCAATCCATAAAATGATCTGGTTGCCGTAGTTTGTCCAAATTTGCCATCTACGGCAAATGAGTTATATGCCGATTTATTACCCTGATCGTATTTGCCAGCATCTTCACCCCAAAATCCGTATTCGTCCCTAAATGTCTTAGCTTTTTCAGCATTGGCTATAGCACCTGATTCCGCCAAAGCCCATAGGCTATTTAGTTGGCTATTGTATCCAGTCTGGAATCCTTCTGTATTAAAATCACCATCCGTATTGTATTTATTAGCCCAACGGTTAATATCAAGCAAATTAGAAATAGCCTTGTTATTTACCCTACCATAACCGGCGCTACTTCTATGTTGCAGATTTTGATTAGAATTTACACCAGAATCAGGATTAAGAATCTGCTCTCTGTCCGCAACATCTACTATAGACATATTAAGAGCACGTCCAAACTGCTTCATTAAAAGCTGCTGTACTTTCTTACCCCACTCTATCTGTTCCTTGGTAGGACCGCCTTCAGCCATTTTTCTAACTCTCTTTACATACTCATCATATATCCAATTTTTAGCATCAGATTCAGATACGTTAAGAGCCTTAGCTTGTTTTCTCACAGCATTTAAATCAACTTTTCCTCCATCTCTAAAGAAAGCATCTATCTTTTCTTGGCGCTTGGATTCCTCTTGCTTGTTATAAACGATGTCAGCAAAAGATCTGAATTGCACCTCAAGTTCGTCTATTTCCTTTTGATTATCATTTACGTACTTGGAAAGAATGGACTTATTTAATTCAGAAGTGTTTTTATCCTTAACATCCTTATTCTTTTCCAACCTCTTGAAAACACGTTCCTGATCATCATACTTTTCAGACAATCCTATTTTTTTCTTGTACCTATCAAGAAGTGTAGCATACGTATCTTTTTCCGTAGCTCTAATGCCATAATTTTCCCTTATGTAAGAAGCAAAATCATCATCGATAGTACGGTAATCTGAAATAATATGAGCTTCGGGTAAATCAACAGGAGTGCCGCCTTCTTCGTGTCTGTTACCTTTTGCCTCCATAGGACCAACATCATCCGGAGTCGAAACATATTCTCCTTTTTCTATCTCAACATTGGCATTATCCTCCATAGATTTAGGAAGAGGATAAATATATTCCCCTGTCATATCAGACGTATCTATTCTCTGACCATTTCCAAGATTAATACCTCCCCCTTCACGCTCCCATCGGATAAACTGCTGACGGCGATTCTCGGCAAGTTTCTCTCTTGCCGCTTGTTCGTCTCTACTGGCGGCATAAGCCTCAGAAGAAGCCCCCATAATATTACGGGTAAGACCCATCCCAAGACTAAGACCGGATAAAGCCGCCTCCGCTATGTTAGCACCGGTTTTGTTTCCAGCCCTTATTCTTCCCAAACTCGCACCAAACATCTGGGACCTGCCAGCAAGATCAGAAGAATAATAAGGAGCAGTCATAGGATCCAAAGGATTTCCATCTTGTGATCGCTTTTCTTTAGAAGAATCAGCATCAGCGCCACCTACATTCATTGCATTATTAACAACTGATTTCTCTACGTTTTTAACCATGCTCCTATTATCAGCAAGATATCCTGCATATCCTGCATCATGATTTTCAAAGAATGGATCAGATGTAGGCATACTGCTAAATGGATTTATCTCCCCCTCCTCTGCTTCTAAAGTCACATCATAAGGCATATATATATTCTGAATATCAGATTCACCCCATTTATTAACAGGTGTTCCATAATCAAGAATAGGCTGAGTAGAGGATACATTAATATCCTGTTTTTTATCCTGAACACTACCACCAGGAGCGAATACCGGACGATTTTTTATGATTCGTAATTTCATACTTATCTTTTTTCACAAAGATAAGAGAAACGAACGAGAAAATCCAACACAATTGAATTGGTTTAAAAATCAGAGTCATATAATTTGTCATTGATATACAAAACAAGCAGGACTGAGATCATACTTTTTTTAAGCATTTTGATCACAGCCCTATATATACAGCCAAAAACTAAAAAAAAATAGAAATATTTTCAATCTGTGACGCCTTTGATCTTAAGTTGGATACTTGGAAGAATAGATTCTATTAAAGCCCTCCTTTTATCCTCCTCGCTCTCTTTTACATACTGTTTATACATCATATCAGATTCTTTATCGCGATTGTTATTATCACCATCTAAACTCATTAAATGAGCTATGATATCTTTTCCATACGTTTCTGTCCATGTATGGAACCTTTCAGCTTCCGACTGCTCTTCCTGGGATGGAGCTTCCGGTTTAGGAAGGGCGCCTACTATCTCTATCTCTGGAATCATTACCGATGTCGCTATTTCTCCATCATCTCCGAATCCCATTTGACCATATGAAGATATAGAATTTTCTTCAATTTCTAAACCAAGATTTTTTGCAACCTCCATAGCATAGTTGTAACGGTCATCATTTCTTATAACACTCTTATGAGGACGTCCTGCTCCTTGGTTCCAAGCTACTACAGCATCTTTAAGGTTATCGGCGTTCATGAAGTCCTGCCGGCTGTAGTTGTAATACCCTGGTCCTTCTTTTCCTTTTCTTGTGTATAAGAAATTAGAATATCCGGTCTTTCCTTCGTATTCGTCAGCCAAGAACTCAAGTTGGTCTTTGAATGTGGGTGTAGAATGACCTTTCTTTTTGGCATGCTTGAACAACTTATCCATGCGCTCATTATGCCATTGCTGTATGCCGTATGATGTTTTGTTGTCTCCGTATATGTCATCTTTAAGACCGGATTCAGCCATGAGGTTACCTATGATGGCGAGCGCCTGTATCTTAGACATGCCTCTCTTATTAGTAAAGTAATCATATGCTTCACGTTGCTTGCCAATTACGCCACCTTCTTCAGCAAACACAATGCTTTTACTTGGTTTATCGTTTTCGTAGAAATACATGAATTTCCTACCAGGGAATCTGTGTGATGCATCTTTCGGATCTCCGTATTCTTTTTTATGATCAATAAAACGAAAACCAGCCTTGTATGGAGTAAGCTTCCCTCCGTTTCTTTTCTTTTCTTTTTTAGGATCAGCAATCCTATCCCCTACATAGTAGGCCCCTAATCCCACCGAGGCGTGATCTGTTATCCATTTGGCAGCCTTTTTATAGTCTGATATGGATTCAAAATATTCTTTCATCTCATTATCATACCCATAATCCTTCAAGTAATTTCTGGCTGCATATTCTAACATTTCAGGCGTCACTTCTTGAGCATCATCGGTCAAACCAAAATAATTTTTAATCTGAGTTCCTCTGGCCGCCATTTCCGTAAAATGATCCTCTTTGAAATAATCTTTTACTTCATCATCATATATCTTATTCAAATCAAATCCGTTTTTATCTGCGCCTGAATCTGGATAATGAATTTTGTGTTCCACTTCATGACTTTTCACAAAATTCTCTACATCCTTGTTAGATATATTGGGGTTTCCTTCGAGAAATAAATCAATGAACTCATCAACGTTTTTAGATCTGATTATATTCCCATTTAACACCCCATATCCAGATATTTCATCTATTATCTCCCTTATCTCATCATCAGAGTATTCATCTCCTAAAAAATATTTTGCATCCCTGAAAACTTTCGGATCATCCCAATCATATATGTTGGTATCAAGCATATCCGGATCTGGCTCCCCATTTTTCATCCTTAACCTCTCCCCAGTAAGTCTTTCATAGGCTCCAGAGAAAAGTCGCTTTTTATGATTTTCCCATGCTTCGCCTATAGGAGATGCTGGTTTAGCATATTCGGGCAACAATCCTAAAAGTTCTTTATCTCTTTGAGATAATTTTTTAGTAGCTCTTTTCGCTTGCATTGCTTTTTTCGATATACCTCCTACAAAAGGAATAAGACCCATAGCGGCCATAACCATTCCAAGCGCATCTCTATCTATGAAAGAATCATACGCATCCTTGACGTCCATTATATCACCTACTACAGGGACACCTCCAACTACAATTTCGTTGATATCCACACCATCAACAGGGATCGTGCCATAATTAGCATTTTCATTTATTCCACTTGAACCCACTGATGTATTATCTCTGGATGCTACATATTCATACTTAGCTTCTCCACCTTCTTCGTATTTCCTTACAAACCTTTTAGGTAAAGCCTTGTCATTATTTCGAAGCACACTACCTTTCTTAGGATCGTATTTGATACGTTCCCTTATTCTAAGAGGGACATCCCTTTCCGGTATGATGTCTTCCGCTATCTTCTTTCGACTAAAATCATAATCATCCTTCACATCTAACATACCAGCATCCGGATCCCATCTTACACTGAAATTCTTCAACGCACCCAATCCAGAAGTTTCGTTTACTTTTTCAAAATCATCACCATATACTTCTTCTCTAAATGGACTTATACCTTCATTTACTAAAATCCATTTTCCTGGATTTTCAAATATATTTTTATTTAGTTTATCAAGGACCTTCTTATAATCTCTTATTTTTTGTTTACCTTTTTCATCAACATCATTATATGCCTCGTCAAGCATGTTGTTCATATACTCTTTATCTAATAAAGATTGTATCAAAATAGCTTGTTCTTGAGGCAATCCCACGTACTGAGCATTATCATCATCGTCATCAAAACGATACTTGCTTGCCGGCAATCTACTTATATCTCCATCAGTGTAAGCCTTCCACATTTTTTCTTCAAAATCCGTGGCTGTATCTTCCCCAGATCGCTCTCTATTAGGATCCAACATTCGTTTCACAGTAGGAATAAAATCGGCCATTAAACTAATAGGGTCAGTGTCTAATATTGGATTAACGGATTCATACCACTTATCAGGATCAGCGTTATTGGAGATACCAACTGATTTTATATTCGAATCAGATATCCTGACCTTCTTGCCATCATATCCCCTACCTATATAACCTGTATCACCATATTTGGCTTCCACATGGCGAGCGTCTTCATACTTTGAATCATTAGTACCTTTTTCTATAGATTCGTCCTCTACAGGCTTGTCTTCAATCAAGACATAGTTACTATCGTCATCCACCGTCCAAGGCTGGTCTGTCGGCGTAGAGAACACTCGGCGTTCGAAAGCACGGCGCTTCTTCTGGCCGTCCATGTCATCTTTCCATTCATCATGATTTATTTCCTTTACTGCCTTATCAAAATCTCCTTCTTTAAGATATTTGAATAGCATAGGGCTTTTCATATAAGTATCAGCCCCGGCATTGTAATACAAGCTAAAAAGAGCATCACGCTGATTATTGTTTAGACTATCAAAGTTTGGAGTAAGTCTCCTAAATTCAGGCACGAACGTATTTACTACGCCTGCAAATTCTTTGTCTGCCTGCTCTTCCGTTATTCCTTTCTTATATTTTTTAAGAAGTGTAGGAAGATTAAATCCGTATCCTACAGTAATATTTCCTTCTCCATCGTCATATGGTTTTGCCCTGAACTTTTCCCACGATTTCAAGTATTTCAGGATATTTTCTGAGGGTTTCCAATCTGATTTATTTTTCTTTGCCATCTTTTTCCTCCTCCTTCTTAAACTTGTGGTAGGCATCACAAACCCTATCGACCATCCATCCCATCAGATAGGCGGCATGCTCATCTTCTCCGGCATCAAAACTGTAGTTAATGTTAAGATATTTACAGTAAAGGAAAAGTCCGTGCAGGCATTCATGTCCTATGGTTCTCACATCCATATCAGACAGCGAATGAAACAAGAAACATATTTCTTTCCTGTGGTTGGTTCTGTTTCCTACGAAAATAGTTCTGCCACCATAATCATCAGTCCATCCATCCCAGCTCTGATCTTCTACTTCTAAGTTGGCAAATGTCTTTATTATATACTCTTCATCTGCTCCAAGCAATACCCTTATGTTGTATGGGTATATATCATTTTTATACGATACCTGTTTCATAATAATCTGTTTTCCAACAAAGATAAACAAAAAAAGCCGAAGATATACTCACGCACTTCCTCGGCTACGCTATTAAAATTGTTACAATGAAAACTACAATTAAAGCGAAATTATTTTAGAGCCATAATTGGATTACCCCATCTCTTTTTCCACTCTTTACCTAAATACATTCTTAATTCCTCGAATGAATGAACAAACTCTCCATCGATTATAGCTCCAACTGCATTCTCTATTGATATTATTTCATTTAACTCATTCTTCGTTGCAAAATTTCTAATCCCATCTTCATGTTTATTAAAAACAATAAAATTTATGGCTTTGGCTACTATTTTTATCTTATCAGATAATTCGCTTTTGTTTTTTATTAAAGAGGAAACAGATTTGCACATCTTAATGTAAGCTTCACCAGCTATATTTCTATTTTCTATAAAATTATCGGTAAGCCATAATATAACCTTAGCATATATTTCAGGATCTAACTCTAAGGCTATCATAACGAAAAAAATACGGATTAACAAACCATTTTTGATCTTTCCCTTTTCCTCTCCTGTATGCCATTCCGTATTTCTTCAAATCAGTTAATTTGTTTATATTCAATGAATTATCTTTGAGTGTACGATATCGTACAGTACAAGTCAATTCATTGATATTCAATTCTTTAATTAATGCATTCATTTTCTCTTGAAAAGACGACGTAGACATTAAATGGTCGAGTCTTTTAGGCTCCAACCCCATAGCCGCTCTTTTCTGTGACAATACATCCATAACCTCTGTTATGCACACAAAACCATCTTTTGACATAACAGAAATGTTTCTACCTAACAATTCTCTGCTTTCTGATTGTAATAATACGTTACTTTTCATAATTTTACATCGTTTTATTGTTAATAAATAAGCGCCTATCTGTCCGCGATGGATCGATAGGCGCTACAAATATATTCAACTATTATTAAATCACAAAATAAAAACTACTTATTTTCAACTTATTAAATATTGTAAGGTGATTATATACCAATTTACACCAGTACATTTTGACGCTTCACCGTTCCAGCTAATGCCGACAACTCCACGCCCCCTTCCCGGTTCACCACCGGTGTCTTGTTAATATTTTCTTGGGTTAGAAGATTCTTCTTTTCCAACCCAAATCTTTTAATATTATTAGCTGCAAGCAAATCACGATCATTGACGGAACCACATTCAGGGCAAGTCCATACACGATCCGATAACTTAAGATCACGATGTATGTATCCACATCCGCACATCTTAGAACTCGGCTCAAATCTTCCAATCCGAATTAAATTAACACCGCGCCAATCCGATTTATATTGCAACATCCTGAAGAACTCGCTCCATGATGCAGAAGCAATACCCTTAGCAAGGCAATGATTTTTCAACATACCTCCTACATTAAGGTCTTCTATGATAATAGTTTGGTTCTCACTTACTATCTTCTTACTGACCTTATGTAAGAAATCTTGTCTACGGTTTCGGATCCGTTCATGACAGACGGCAACATCATGTTTTGCCTTCTTCCATCTATTGCTTCCCTTATGTTTGCGACTGAACCTTCTTTGCAAGCATCCTAATCTTTTCTGCGCAGATTCAAAATACTTCGGATTACTAAAAACCTGCCCATTGGAAAGAACAGCGAAATCCTTGATCCCTACATCGATCCCTACTGTCGTATCGGAATCGATAACAAACTTGTCAGGATTAGGGATACCGTCATCTATTAAGACACTTGCATAGAACTTACCGGTTGATGATTTAGATATTGTTATCGTACCAATCTTTCCTTCAAAGGACCGATTGGCAAAAAACTTTATCCAACCAATGATAGGAATCTTAACTCTGTTGTTTTCAAAATCAAACTTAACAGAATTGACATTCTTAAAAACGTTTTTGTTTCTATGTTTGGATTTGAATTTTGGGAAACCGGTATGTTCTCTAAAGAATTTGGTGAAGGCACTATCCATACAGCGGATAGATTGTTGCAAGCATTCATTAGATACTTCATTTAACCAGAGATGGTTATCATCTTTTTTGAGTAACGTTAGCTGCTTGCATAAGTCAACCGCTGACAAAGATCGTTTTTCACCCTGATAAGTTTTAATTTTCAGATCAAGAGCCCAATTATAGACATACCTACAACAGCCAAATGTCTTCTCCATTTGGACAATCTGTTCCGGTGTAGGATCTAATCTATATTTGTAACCTTTAATCATTTCCTTATCAGTTTTATGATACAAAATTATCTTATTAAAATAAGACACATACTATTTTACTTTATGTTTTACAACATGATTGGTGTAAAATTGTATATAATTACCTATTGTAATTTATCTATTCTTAATCTTATCTTCAGAAATCAACCACTGGAATATAATCTTCCGGTTGCTAATTACTTTCTTTATCCTCATCAGCATCCAACTTCCTCTTAACCTATCAAGCCATGACCGTCTAAAATTAAGAGCATCAGGATTAACCGACTTATTTATATCGTTATCGTCCTTGATCCAGATAGGTGTTTCAGATCGGTCATCGTCAACCCTATTAAAGAAGTCGTTTAACTTATGTCTTCTATATACTTCAGTATCCAGGACCTCGGTATGATCGCCTACGATCTTCGGATACGATATGCGTTGCGCTAAATTATTCTTTTCTTCTGGAACAAGATGAATTTCACCTGAGTTGTTTGTGTCGTTGTAGATAGTTATCGTATCCAAACCTACTTTCCTGTCAAGTGTGTAATTCACATCATCAACGTATTTCCTTGCATCAAGCTCATACTCAACAGAAGCCAGCGTAGAACCGTTATATTTCTCTTTTATCGGCACTTCTAATATAAATGGATATGTTGCTCCGTAAAATGTCTGAAAGCTCTTATTCGTCAGCAAATGGCTCCATAAGCCACCTTCTTCATCCGATGCCGGGAAGTTTATTCCTGTCTGGAAATATTGTTGCTGTTCTATATAATAGTCAGGACAGAACGAATAATAAGAAATCCATTCTTGTTTCAGACACGAATATCCGATAGTGAACGACACGTCCTTGAAATATTGTTCATCCTTTAAAGATATTTCCTTATCGTTTGACAGCACCTCTGTTTCATTGTATAAGAACCTTCCACCATCATATTTATAATATGCCGGGTTCTTAACAGGTATATAATCTTTTTTCGTGATAAGTACCCTCTTATACCTGTTATCCCATCCAAGAGACAGACCAAGACCGATAAATTTATTGTCTGTATCTTCTTCTGTCATCTCTGTACCGGTTAAGATATTAGTTATTCCGTATCTAAGAATCTTAAACGGAAGATGACGCTTAAGCCAATGTCTGATACCTACACTAAGTTCCTTAAGATTACGTCCATTAGGATCGGTCATAAACACCTGTGCTCTTTTAGTATCTACCCAGAAGTGACCAAATTCTGAACTAATTATTTCAGTGCTCTGGGTTCCAGAATAACCAAGGTCGGTCGTGTTGTACTCCAGAGGCCGGGACGCGAACAGACCGCCGGTGCCCATCTCAGCCTGCCCTGGGGAGGTGCGCTCCTTGATTACGTCTATGGCGTTATGGAGTGAAACCTGGTCCTCGAACCTGACAAGGATCTGATCAGATTCAATACGCTTCATGTGAATAAGCTTACCGTTGCTGGTTGGGAACTCATGATAGTCCATAGGCTTGTACGTTAGCCACGGATCTGTTTGACTGTTTTCAGATACGTCAGCCCTACTCCATATAACACCATTAGGTCGCTGGTAAGCACAATCATAAAAACGACGTTCGTATGTTGCCGGCAATACATTAGGTGTTAATGTCATTCTTGATGAATAGATAGGACTTATCTTGTAATCATTGTCCCTATGGATAGATACGTTCTTTTCTTGTGTCCACCAAACAAAATCTCCTACTTTTGGATAGAATAATTCATGAGGCTGAGGGCCCTCTAATCTGAAATTACAATTTATTTCAGACTCTACAAGGAACTGAGGAATACCATAGAACCATGTATAAAATCTGCCATCTACATACTTACCGGAGGTGTCACCATTCAATTCATACAAGCTCTTCCTGTTTGGGTAAAAAGCATATCTTCCTTTATTAGACGATGTCCAACTATTGAAACGTTCGTTATCCGTGGTTTCAAGCGCATCTTCCCCTGTATCATAATTAACAAAATATCTTGGATATCCTACATTTCTATAATCCATGTAAGGGAAAGGTATCATATCTCCAATACCAAAAGCACTATTATAAAAAACAGGAAATTTTCTCTTTAATGAAAATCTGGTTATCACCGTATCACCACCGAACATCAGTTTCTTTTCATTAGTGAAAAATCCACATCCACCTATGGAAATCCATTTTATATCTTCTATTTGACCATATTGATCCGGCCTATATCGCATAAGCCTCATATACGGAGAACAGATGTATGAAACTGATTTGGATTGCTCGAATGTTCTTCCTGCTACAACATCTCTTCCAGCAATAACCAAATCATCTATACGGCTACTGTCGTAGTTGTAGACATAGTTCGGATATTCCAATAAATATTTCGATTTACCATCTCCTTTTTCACCTGGATCACCAAATGATAAAAATAACGAAGATTCACGATCTATATTATTAACAAATAAGAATCGTCCCTCATTATCGTTTTTACCGGTTCCCCATTTAGATGACATACTGGCATCCATCATAGGATATACACCGGACTTCATGTACTTAACAGAAGATAAACCACGAGCAAAATTTCGTTCATACTTATCCTGGTCCGTTATACCTATCATTGAATTATATAATCCTACAGAAGTATAATACCATGCATGATTACGTCTTGGTCCATTGTTTATAAACGCATTAAGCCAATCATAACGGTACTTACCGTACAATATCGGGCCCTTAGCAAGAGTTTGACTGATGGTTGACACCATTGAAGAAAACAGCATGGCCACACTTAAATTCGTTAGGAATCCTCCTCCGGTAAGACCAGCCGACCCTCCTATGTATCCAGACTGAGCCCTTATCTGAAGCTCTTCTGCTATCATAGCGGCTATTGTGGCACTTGATTCAACTGCGGCAAGTGACGCAGCCATCGTATAAGCGGCAGGACCTAAGATAGTCCATTTTGGATGATCTTCGACAGGTATAAAACTGCCTACAGACATTCCTCTTTGAAACCCGTCTATACATACTTCATTTGGAAGTTCGGGCTTGTTGAAATAAATATCAGGCGAACAAAATGAATACCACACGTTTCCTCCTTTGTCGAAAGGATGGGATATAAACTCGTCTCTTTTGCCAGACGTATAATTATATTGATCTTGTGATAGGTCATTATATGGGTAATTAGGATAGATATTTACATTACCATCGTCTCCTATGTATCTAAGCATATCGTAGGCCAATCCTGAGGCCACAACCGACCTATTTAGCCTCCTATCTCCACGATACAGTTCATATCCTACGATCGTATCTCTTTGTTGTTGCGTAATCAAACCAGAATCTACCGCAAAATCCAAAAACACTTGTATGGTGTTCTCATCTACCATAATACCTACCGGATATATTTCAGAAGCTATGTCATATCCACGTTCATCACTGTTCATAAAAGGTATATGTTTGTTATCTGGGAACCGGTAATGACGTATAGGTTGTTGGCAAAATACGGTAGAAGTATCTACTCCTCCATAAGAATGACCCTTGAAATAAGATAATCCATTTTTGTCTGACAAAGGAGCACCATAATATTCTGTTAACTTATTCATAATATTAGAATAAGCTTCTGTTTTTTTTGGATCATCATAAGATCTACCTGTGTCTATTTTCATCCTACTACTATCATAAAGTTCAAAATTAGCAGGATATTTCTCAGATGATTCCCAATATGCAAAATCCCCGTATTTATAAGGACGAGGCTTGCAATTAATAGGCCTATCTCCACATGTCTGACATTTAGATGCAAATACTACCGTCGATCTTAATGTTATTGAATCAACAGACAAATCAACCTTATTTATTTCTTTTTCTCTTACACCAAAAATATAAGGATATATGGTTTTACCTGTAGCAAAAGCGACTCCAAGAATAGCACGGGAAGGCTTCTTTCCTTCTTCTTCATCTTCTTCTGGGGTATCATAATTTTTATAAGAACAAAATTGAATTTGTCTAAACGTCATTATCCAAGGAACCGCTACAATAGGAGATTCTATTGTAACATAAAAATAATTTTGACCTATAGAATCAAAAAACTCTTCATTTATTTCTCCGAAAGCCGGTCTTGCTATGTTAACAATAACGGAATGAGATGATTCATACTCAGGTCTATCAAATTCAACTGGTACTATTCCAAGAGGGGACCATGTTTCAACATCCTTCCAAAAAGAAACACGAACGTAATTGGTAGACACAGCATCCATTATGCCATCTACCTTTCCAAGAGCTTCAAGATAAAGAACTTTGTTCTCGTCTTTATAACCTTCTATGTCCCACTCTTCTGGTCTATTAATCCTAATAAATCTTGCATTTGTCATTACATTTCTGACAAACTTCCATACCACAAATTCAGATGCGAATCCAATATTAAGCTTATCCCCTGTAGGATTATTAAATGTAGCATTGTTTACATACCCTTCAAATTTCCAATCAGTTTCATCTATACCGGTATCCGAATTTTTATATATCATATCTTGCAACTTCTCAGAAGCTTCAGGCCAAAATTGCTCAATACAATACCTGGGTCCGTTCTTTGATCTATACTGATTATTTATGACTGTACTGGTAGATCTACCGGCTCGCCAATCTCCTACATCATTTATCTTTTGGCTCCATCCATCTATATGAAGAATATAACTTCCAAGAAGATAATTATAATTCTGAAAGTTGTTATAATCAGTTCTTGACACAGTAGGATCAGAGCAATAACTCTCAATATAACATCCGCATGTACAAGGCATGGTATCTAATACGTATATAGCATCAGACACGGTTTTTAAAACAGATCCAGGTTGTAAGTATGGATAAAACTCAGAACAAAGGTGTTGATTGCCATCACCTGATATGCTGCCAGCGCTATACCCAAAAAATGCTTCCTCCATCCATTCAGATAAAGAATCCATTGTCTCGTAATTAAACAACACAGAATACTTATTCTGATTTTCTCCTCCTGTGGTATATAGATAATCTGTAGAGACGTGTTCCATTTCGCTAAGAACCTTATAGATATAATCTTCTACAAGGCCTGTTATTAGTGGAACTGGAGCTGACAATATAGATTCTTGACGATGAGGGACTTCGCAGTCTCCTTCCATTTCTGGTAACCTAATATGATCAATTGGCTCCATATAATCCTGTGTTCCATCTTCTCTGTATTTGGTAGCTATATCACATATCTGTCTTTCATTGTTTCCATTCTCCTTATTATTACAAGCTACAAGACCTATATTTTCAGACAAATAATTTATAGGGGTTCCTACAATATCATCATAATCGATAATAAATCTTGATTTCCCTTTAAAAGTAGCGAAATTGCTTTCCACTATAACAGTTTGACCTACAGTAGCCGGGTTGTTACACTCTTTCTGTTCTTCATCTATAACAACCGCATCGTCGTCAATCAATACCCCATCTCCTGCCGTATTGCTATACTGCCATACATATTTCCTATCAACACCTGAGCAATCCGGAGCATATGCGTTTATAGACTGGTATGGGATACTGTCTTTGTTCATTTCCTCTCTTGCCTTATCAGAAGGTGGGGGAACAAGAACGAATGCTGGAGTTTTATAACCAGTAGATGTCTTAAACGAGATAGAAAACGGATACACTTCATTCCTCATATATCCCACATACAACGAACAAGCATTACCATCCTTATATAAATCTTCGTGGGCTACAGACGCCTGCCATTTCAAGAAATGACCCATGAGGGAAACTACAGGCTGTAAATTCCATTCTTTTTCTGCCGTAAGACCATATTGAAGAAGACGGTTTCCGACTGACACTATTCCTCTTGATGTATTATATATGGCTCTTTTTAAAGAAATATGTTCAAATGTTGTCCTCTTATTATTAAGATCAGAATAATAGTATATGGTCTTCTCTGTAATAGGATGAATACCTTCTATAAAATAATCCACTACAGGTTGTGTTTCGCCATTGTATCCTACAGTATTCTGAATAACAGCCACCTTGTAATGGCTGACTTGCCTATCCAGATTAGACACCTTAAGTCTTATACCAAGATTAGTTCTTTCTCCCCATTTACCATCATTTATCCTAATATATTGCTCATCAAATACATGAACAGGGTTAGTCAATGAAGTATAGTTAGTTTTCTCGTTACCAAATTCATCGCACAAGGCCACAGCAAACTGATACACGCCCGCACGTAGGCTGCCCCCGTACTCTATCTGTACCGGCTCTACGCATGGCTGGTCCAGTAGCGGAAATACCCTAAGTTTCTCACATGCCAGAAAACAACCATTCTCCTGCATGAATTTATCCCTATCGTATTCTTTATCGCATATCTTATACCCATGATAATGATACCATATATCACCTTCATCATCAGGAGTCAGAGCCTTGTCTACAATAACATACCTGGGAGGATTATAATCGTCGGTCCAGTAAATACATTTTCCACATTTCTCTGTCTTTATTTCTATGGTTTTTATAGGATGATAGATAGAGAAATTAAGGCACGAATCTTGCTCGTTGTCTTCCAACAAGGTTTTCATGCCAGAACACAACAACTCCGATCCTTCTACCATAGATTCTATATCGGAATCGGATAAGATACTTGTATCGGATTCAGGCTTGAAATAAGTTATTTTAGATACGCCTGTTTCAGGATTTGTTATAAAAAAATAGATATTGCCTGAAGTAAGATCATTCTTATAACCAATAACCTTAAACCCATCGAAATCAATGCATTTAAGGTTACTGTGCTCGTTAGATCTCATCCCAACATTACCATCCTCAGATTCGATGTTGGCATTCAAGGCAAACGTATAATGCTGATCCGTAAGACTCGACGGATGCAGATCGCGGTTCATACCTGTTTGAGGTACCGCTATGTTTCTGTTATCTTCTGATGCCATCTTTGTAACTGTTTGTCACAAAGATAGCAAAAGAGATTTAATCATGGATTTCTAAAGTAGGTGAAGAAAAGAAATACATTTTCAGTCTCCTACTTTATCGACCACACCTACATAAAAATCGGGGATAGGATTATCATTGAAATTTCTTATTTGAATATCAATATAATTATAGAAATAATTATCAACTGGATCCATTATCGTCACATTACTTTCTAAAACCCCGTCTTTGTATGAATACAGTTCCTCATGTTCGGAATCAATGTAAAAAATATATCTTGGTAAATCTTGGGTGTTGACTGTTAGATGATTATTAAACAAACTGCATTTAGAATGATCAGCAGACAGAAGTAACAATAGAAATGTATATGCAGATTTATCTCTTATTATAATATCACAATTAGATGATACATTAGACAAAACCTTGGATAAATCAAATTCTCCAAAACTTATCTTGAATTTCTTTCTTCTTATTGGAGTTATATATACTGGACTATTAACTACAATATTATTCCATTTAAATTGACTCCCTTCCATTACAGGAGAGAAACAATTACCCATCACCATATTAACATTTTCAAATCTTCGTCTCATAACATCTACTTACGATTTATATCTTCTACCCCTAATCAAAACAGTACCATCACCACCTTTCGTCGATTTTCCCGATGCATTTCCCCCTGCTCCACCACCGTAGCCGCCACCACCAAGTCCGGCACTCCAGCCAGAATGCAAAGAACTACTTTCATTACTGCCTTCGCCACTCCCTTCTGTATAATCTGATGTTCCCGGCCGAGATGTCTCCCCGCCTGATTTATTATAGGAGCTTGCCCCACCTGCTGCATTCCTTTTACCATTATATTCCCCAAAATCACGCGTCGTATGTCCCTGTCCCGATGTTCCACCACTGCCTGTACCATCTGAGCCTCCGACCGAATGAGTAGATCTATTTACCCCTACACCTCCCGAACCACCATTTCCGTCTCCATTCCATTGAGACAGATGGCCTCCTTCAGCCCGGTAAAGCGAACTCATAAACTGTGAATATCCCCCATTTGCGCCACGAACTCCTGCACCAACTATAATTTCAATAGTTTGTCCTGGTGTAACAGTTATCGCGTTGCCATCTCTATAGCCAGCGGTATCCTTCTTATATGTTTTAGTATAACCGCCTCCACCGCCGGCGGGAGTTCCTAATCCTGAATTATATGAACAGCCTCCACCAGCTCCGACAAGAAACACATCAACCTCCCTACATCCCGCTGGAACCGTCCATGTGTAATTTCCTGCCGGATAAAACCTTATGATAAAGTCTTCAAGTTCCCTATTTTTTT